AGTGCTCGCCAAGAGCAACAAGGTCTACAAGCTGCCCGGCGGACGCCAGGGCGACTTCGACCTCATCACCGACATCCAGCAGGCGCGCCTCGAGATGTACAACCTGATCGTCCACAAGACGAACTGCCAGTGGTTCCTCGAGTGCGTCGAGAACTACAAGTACAAGTTCGACGCGAAGACCGGGCTCTACTCGGACAAGCCCGCGCACGACAAGCACTCGCACATGATGGACGCCTACCGCTACGTGGTGCAGGCGACCAAGGAGCTGGAGTTCTTCGGCGGCCAGTTCTTCGACGCGCCGAACCCGAGCGGCCGGGCCTCGTCCGTGGACTACGTGCAGGACTACTCAGGAGTGTGGTGACGATGGGCAACCGGAAGAAGAGCAAGGACGAGAAGACGTTCGTGCACTGCATCGAGCCTGCCACCGGCAAGGCGCTGTGCGGGCGCAAGGGGCAGGTGACCGACGACCCCACCGCGGTGACCTGCCAGCGCTGCGGCAAGCGCGCGCAGGCCGTGCTGGACGCGCTGGCGGCCGAGCAGGAGCGCCGGGAGGCAGAGCCCCACGCCCGGCAGCGCGCGGCCCTGGCGCCCCTGGCGCAGCCCCGGTGGTGGGAGAAGCAGGAGGGTGGCAGCGATGGCTGAGGTGAGCGTGCGCCAGGCGCTGCAGTACGTGGCCGACCACCCCGTCATGGACACCGACGTCATGCTCGACGTGCGGGTCCACGAGCTCGTCTCCCGCACGCTGTTCGAGGTGGCCAACACCCCCGACGGCAACGTGCGCGGCGGGCTGACCCGGGCGAACAAGGCGCGGCGGATGCTGATGGACCGCCTCGTCGGCAAGCGCGCCCCCGGCACGGCGCCGGCCGCGCGCACCGAGGACGAGATCGAGTTCGTTGACCTGACACAGGGAGCGCTGGAATCGTGAGCACCATGGAGAGACTGGGGGTCGTCGCCTTCACGCTGTTGCTGCTGGCCATGCTGCTCGGGCCGCTGGCCTGGGTGGTGTGGGACGCGCTCACCTCGGCGGCGGTGATGCTGTGATGCGCGAGCTCGTGCCCATCGACCTCGGCGACGTGGTGCCGGCCGACCGGCAGCGGCGCTACCGGGTCCGCGTCCCCGAGGCGCACCAGGCCAGCCTCGACACCCGCATCCGGTGGCTGTGGCACCAGCGCTTCGGCACGGTGCAGTCGGTCTACCAGGCCAGCCCGGACATGCTGGACCGGACGGCGGCCATCCTCATCATCCAGGCGATCATGGCCAAGGACCTCGACTGCATCAGCCAGATCTTCCAGCGCATCGAGGGCGGGGCCGAGGTCGACGTCGTCGTGCTCGAGCGCTCTCAGGTGGAGATGCGTCTCTGATCCCGGCGCCAGCGGTCCTGGTACTTCTTCGCCTGGGGCCGCTGGCACACCGGACACCGGCAGCCGAACCGCTTGCTCATGTGGTCGTACGCCAGGTCGTCCGGCCGGGTCTCCGGCATGACGCGATCGCTCACGGGTTGAGCGTGCCCGCGCAGTACTCCGCGTACAGCGTCAGCGTCAACGGCCGGTGCCGCTTGATGAGGTAGCCCTCCTTGACGTCGTAGCACTTCGGCACCTTCCGGCCCATGATGTAGGTGGAGCGACTGTCCCCGAAGTAGAACCGGAGGATCCGGTTGAGCTTGCGCAGGTCCGCGTTGGCCGAGCCGCCGCCGGCCACCAGCTCCTGCATCTTCAGCCCGGTGACCCACTCCCAGATCATCACGGCCGACACCCGGTGCCGGTGCCTGGGCGAGAGCTTGCGCAGGAAGCGGCGGGTCTCGCGCTCCCACTGCACGAGCTCGGGGTTCTCCTTCACCAGGTACTTGTCCGCGGTGAAGGGCATCTTCCCCCGTTCCTCGAGCGGGAGGGCGATCTGGTCGACGCGGGTGCTGGTCGCTGCGGCGCGGGCAGTGGACTGCACGCGCCCCACCCCTGGTCCCTCTGACTTGAACCTCTCCTTCAGAGCTTGCTCTGCAGCGGTCAGGTGCGTGGCTTCTTCAGCAGCGGACATGACCGCCACCCTACCCAGCAAAAAAGAGAGAGGGCCCACCGACACTAGGTCGATGGGCCCTCACCTGCGGAAACACCTACGCTGCGTGAGCGAGCGGCTGCCGCAGACAGCCAGACCACAGGTGGCCGGAGGCCGTCCCGTGGAACCCGCAGTCGAGACAGGTCTCGACCTTCTCCTCCACTACCGGCTGTGTCATGTCCATGACAAGAGAGTGCCCACACCGGTGTGATTCACGCAAGCCCTATCTGGACCGCTTCACGATTCCTTCGAGGAACCTGCGACCTCCGGGTAGTGGAAGCCCTGCAGCGGGAAGACCACGGGCCGCTTGATCGACACGTCGAGTGCCAGCTGCGCGTGGTCCGCCCGCTTGCTCGGGTGACGGTGCACGACAGGCACCATCACCAGCGTGTGCTGCGGGTACTCCGCGTGCCAGTCGAAGAACCGGCTGACCTGCTGCCGGTTGATCGCGTTGCACCCGACGCACCTCAGCGTCCCGCAGCACGGGCACGCTCGCGGTTCAGCCTGCGTCATCGTCGACCACCTCCATCCTGTTGGGCAGGATCCAGGACTCACGTCCCAGGAAGTGGCGGCCGGCCAGCTCGATCTCGGTGATCTTCACCTTGACCGCGTGGTGCGGCACCTCCTGCACGGCGACGACGACCCCCCGGCCCGGGTAGAACCAGGAGTCGTCGAACGCCACGGTCTGCCCGATCTTCGGCAGCCCCTCCATCACTTCACCTCGAGCTCGGGGTCGTGGTGCATGACCACCGACCAGGACACGGTCTTCCCGTCCGAGCGGAGGGCCACGTGCTGCGGCGGCCGTGCCGTCTGCAACACGTCGTGACCGGAGTCCCGTCGGCACTGGACCCTCTCGCCCCGAGACAGGGTCGTCTCGGGGCAGCGCGCCTTCGATCCCATGGGGATCACTGGTACCGCTCGATGTTGGTGACCAGCTTGTCCGCCTCGTCGGTGGACAGGCCGACCTCCTGCGCCCGGTCGTCGACCAGCTTCTGCCAGTCGGGGATCTGCGCGAGCTTCATCTGCTGGCCGATGGCGAACAGGGTGTTGTTGCGCTTCCCGGCCGGGATGGGCTTGGCCAGGTCGCTGATGAGCTGGTCCTGCATCATCATGATCTCCACTTCGTCTCCTGAGTCGAGGACCGCGGCGGTCGCCGCAGCCCGGTGCGCACGCTCCTGCTGCTTCGAGCGCAGCAGGTCGTGCAGGTACGTCGGCAGTGGCGCCGGCGCACGGTCGTTCCAGCGCTGCTGCGGGTAGTGGAAGATGCACCCGGTCACCCGGATGTCCACGCCCTGCTCGATGCCGATGCGATCGGACAGCGAGCCGAAGCCGTGGGTGTCGTCCCACTCCTCGTCCAGCAGGTAGAACAGGTGGTAGCCGTTGCCGCTCTTGGACGTCTCGGCCAGCGTGGGCGGCAGCGCACCCAGCTTCTTCGCGTGCTCGAGCCCCCCGTTCTTCCCGTCGATGTCGACGGCCAGCAGCTTCACGCTGCGCATGACGATGGCGAACGGCTGCTCCTTCTTGCGGAAGGCGTACAGCGCGGAGCGCGCGTTGAAGTTGTCGGCCAGGTAGTTGGCCATGAACTCCTCGTCACCCCAGCCGCCGGTGGTCTTGCCGTTCGGCCAGGCCTTCACGAGCGCCACCCCCTGCGGACCGCCGAGCCCCATGATCTGGGAGCTCAGCGCCTCGCTGCTGTCATACGTCTCCGTCTCCCACCAGGGCTTCGGAATCTTCATCAGTCTGGTCTCCCTTCATTGAGTCGATGAATGCCTGCGTCTCCAGCTTGAAGCCGGAGATGACACGGACCTTGGCGACCTTGCCGCCCACCCGTGCCGACTTGCGTGTGGTCTCCACGAGCGGCGCCAGCTGCGACGCCACGTCGGGTGCGGCCCAGTTGCCCAGGTCGTTCTCCTTGATCCTCCACGACTGGAACCGCTGGACGACAGAGTCCATGGTCTCGTCGATGATCTCCTCCGCACCCAGCACGGACTCGTGCTCGAGGTACTTGATGAACTGCAGCCCCACCGAGTTGGTGTACATGTGCTCGAGCTGCAACTCCATCGCCTTGGTCGTCGGTGCCAGCTTGATGGCCAGCTCCTCCTCCCTGACGTAGTGCTCGATGAGCAGGGACAGGAACGCCCCGAGCATCGTCTTGCTCAGCATCAGCTTCTCGAACGACCGGTCGAGCGGGTAGACGTTCGGGAAGTGGTAGCGCACCAGGCGCTTCTGCAACGCCGAGCTCTTGTCCTTCGACTTCGGCTCGTGGTTCAGGCCCTCGATGAACAGGGCGTTCGTCTCCACCATCGTGGGCGTGGAGTCGTAGAGCCTGCGGATCGGGTACGGCTCGCCGGCCACCAGCGTCTTCTCCGCGCCAGAGTCCTTGAGGTACTCGGCCTGCCCGTCGAAGACGATGTTCGCCAGCTTCCCGTTCAGCTCGGCCACCACCGGAGACTTCTCCGCGATGTCGAGCCTCGTGACGTTCGAGATGTTGTGCTTCCCGATCGTCGCCTGCAGCATCCGCAGCAGCAGGGACTTGCCGTTGCGTCCCTCACCCAGCAGCAGCACGTACTTCACCGCAGACCAGCCCGGCGCCAGGGCCGTGGCCATGTGCGTCAGCAGGGAGTGCGCGTCCTCCTCGGAGTCCACCCACTCGGCGATGGTGGCGAACACCATCTCCTTGGCCGCGTCGTCGTCGGCCAGCACCGGCAGCAGGGCGTTGGGCACGAAGTCCCCCGTCACGTCGCCGAGCACCCCCTCGCCGTCCAGGCACTGCAGTCCTTCGGTCGTACGCACGAGCAGCGACGTCGCGTTGTCGTCGGCCTGCTCGCTGTTCTGCGCCACCATGAACTCGAAGCCCGCGAGCTCGCCGTCGCTGGCGAACAGGGTCTCGAACTGGTGGGCCGCGATCCGGCGCAGCTCCTCCCTGGGCAGGGGGCGCCACACCGTACGGTCCTGGTCCGGCGGCGTGCCGAGCGCAGGCGTCTCGTAGTCCTCGGGCAGGTACAGCCCGGAGCGGTAGCGGACCAGGCCGTAGCTCTTGGCGAGCTTGTGCGCCTCCTCGGCCCGATCCCTTGGCGTCTTGAGCTTGAGCACGGTCACGTGCGCAGCCTCCTTCTGGTCTCTGTCATGGGCGACGGCCGGCCCCCTGTGTCAGCGGGGCCGACCGTCTCGGTTGAGTCACTCCTGGTACTTCTTGAGTACCGCCAGCTTCCGGTCGATCAGCTCGACCTGCTCGGTGTTCTGAGCCTGCACGAGCTGTGCCTTCAGCTGACGGATCTCGAGCGCATCGTCTTCCACGTGTCTCCTCTCTCAGGGTCCGGCGATCTGCCGGCCACCCCTCACCCGAGAGCGGGTCACACGTTGATGCGGTACACCTTCTTCATCGACGCATCCACGTCGGCACCGCGGGGCATGATGCGCCCGATCAGCTGACGCCGGAGCGCAGCGTCGTCGGTGTCGTCGAGGATCACGAGGGTGTCGCACACCTTGTCGAGCCCGTCCGTCCCCGTTGCCAGGGAGGCCGTGCCGACCAGGTAGTCGAAGTCCTTGGACCGGAACGAGTCGATGACCCTGGCCTTGGTCTTCGTGGTGAGCGTGCCGTCGACCAGCCCGTGGATCACCTTGTGGGCGAACAGGCTGAGCGACAGCGCCGCGGCCACCGTCTGGTGGTTGGCGAAGATCAGCACCGGGCCCGTCGTGCGGCCCGTGATCTCCACCAGCTCCTCGTACACGTCCGGGTTGAGGAGCCCGTCCGGTGTGATGAGCTTGAGCTGCACCTCGGTGTGGCGCATCTCCATCGCGCTCGCCACCATCTTGTGGTTGCGGCGCTCGTACCCGTAGGTCCCGAGTTCGTCGGGCAACGGGCAGTCCACCGCGATCTCGTCGATCGTGTAGTCGACGTTGTCCGGCACGTGGTACACGCCAGGCAGCGATCGCAGAAAATTTTCTGCCGAGTCGAAGAACAGGAACGGATCCTCCTCGTCGACCAGCGGCTCCATCCCGAACGGGTTGGGCTGCGTGTTGCAGTTGGTCACGAGGAAGTGGATGTACCCACCCTTCGTCCCGTGCGGATCGAGCACGTGCTTGATGCAGTACACCCGCTCCGCGTCGTTGTAGTTCGGCGTCGCCGAGCACAGGATCAGCGGCGCCTGCAGGTGCTTGGCCAGGGTGTCGAACTTCCCGAACCCCTTCCCGCCGTGACCGCCGAACATGTGGAACTCGTCGGCGATCACGGCCTTGTGCCTCGAGGTGCGGTAGTCCTTCTGCCGGAACTTCGCGTGGCTGATGGTGTCCACGTTCATCCCGATCACCGCGGCCTGCTTGTGCCAGGTGTCGTGCGTCGACGGAGGTGCGATGACCAGCACCTCGTCGTGACCCTTGAGCTTCATCATCACCAGTGAGGTGATGCTTTTGCCCGCACCCGTCCGGTAGTAGAGGCAGCCCCGGTTGGACTCGAGCTCCTGCCACTCCGCGAACGTCTGCTCCTGGTAGTCGAGCCAGGTGTAGCCGAGCTTCTCGGCCAGCTCCTCGATCACGAGCCACCTGCCTGACTGGCCAGGTAGTCCAGCACGCCCTGGTCGTTGGCGTCCTCGGCGTCCACCTCGATGAGCGCGGACACGGCGGTCATGGTGTCGGGCAGGTCGATGATGGCCGTCGGCTGCAGCGGCAGGAACACGTTCTCCGGCACGCGCAGCGTCAGCTCCACCACCACGCATCCCGACTTCGGCTTGGCCGGCCGGGACTGCGTGATGTTCACGACCGCAGCGCTGTCCACCGTCGGGACGTTCTTGCTCTGCTTCGAGTCCCACCTGGTGCGGATGCCACGCGGCTCCACCTGTGCGTAGAACGTGGCGTCGACGACACGGTAGCCCTTGCTCGGGTGGTCGTAGCTCATGCGCGCCGCTCCTTCTCCGACCAGTACTCCGCCGGCGTCCGGGCGTGGACCATGTCCTCGCCGATGAGCCGGCGGAAGATGTCCATGTACCCGTCGACGTCGTCGCTGTTGTCGCTGTAGTCGGGCGTCACCGAGGTGCGCACCAGCTTCATCCCCGCCATCATCAGCGGGACCTGCACGGGCGCGACCTCGTGGCCGAGGATCCCGCTCCACACCTGGGCGATGCGGACGAACCCGTCGACCGGGTCACCGTAGATGGCCACCCTCTTGGCGACCACCTCGTCTGTCACGTCGGACATGTCATGCTCCCTTCTTCTTCTGTCTGAGTCGGTAGGTCTTGCGCTCTCGATCGGTGAGCCCGCCGTAGATCCCGTACAGGGTCTGGTTGGTCTCGAGCTCGTGGTCGAGGATCTTGCTCTGACACTCGTGCAGCACCGGGCACTGCGAGCAGATGCCCTTCGCGTACCGCTGGTCCGCCTTGTTGCGTTCGTCGGCGAACCACAGCTCGGGGTCGTTCTGCGAGCAGGCGCCCCCGAGGTCAGCCAGCTCGAGGAGCAGCCGGTCATACGACACGCCACGGCCTCCCGTCCAGGTAGTCCCGGATCACGTCGGCCAGCAGCTCGTTGTGCTCCTTGAGCATGCCGAGCACGGCGATGCGTGCGGCCGAGCGCAGGTCGTCGTGGTGCGTGGGCGTGCTGAACTTCCACACCCCCAGCGCCTGCAGCACCGCCGGCTTCACCGTCTTCTTCACGCCCGTGTTGTCGAGCGCCTTGCCCTTCGTCGCCGCGACCATGTCGCGTACGGCGATGAGCATGTCCTTGTCGTGGCCCAGGTTGCCGCGGCTGCGGTAGCCCTCCACGTAGATGCTGGCCGGAACGCCCCGTTGCGGGCAGAGCTCGTCGATCACGCCGGCCACAGCCGGAGCGTCGAGCCCCTGCACCACCTGGTGTGCGGTCAAGACCTGCCTCATCTTGGGTAGAAACGCCAGAGTTACGACCCCGGTATGCACGAGTCCTGGGTCCACACCCACGATCTGTGTATCTTGGTGCACGGCAGCACTCCTTTCTGTCAGTCTGTTGAGTCGAGGTGGGGCTGAGGCTTGGTCTCCCCAGCCCCACCACAACAGGTCACTTCGTGTAGCGATAGTCGTCCTTGACGTCCGCTTCCAACGGGAACTTCGTCAGCGAGTCCGGGTCCGACATGGCGATCTCGAGCAGTCTCTTCGCCTCGCCGAGATCCACCGAACCGGTAGCCCCATCGGGCCACCAGTCCAGCACGATCTCGTCGTGGAACTGGCCAATGATCTGCAGGTTGATGAACCTGTTCTCTTCGATGATGCGTCGCATCCGACGCAGCGAGGTGAAGAACATCTCCCGGCACATCGACTGCGTCAGGATCCCTGCCAGCTTCCCGCCGTAGATGGAGAAGAACCTCCGCTCGCCGGTCTTCGGGTCGCGGTAGTTGTTGACCCACACGTCGCCCGACTTCTTGCTCGTCGGCTTGTAGAAGCAGATGCTCTTGCCTCGGATGTAGCACCCGTGGAAGTACCGCCTCACCAGCGTGGTGCCGCCGGCCGTGCGCAGCTTCACGCAGATGGACTGCGCGCCCTTCGGGTGCAGCTTGACCAGCGAGGCGGGCGTCGTGATCGGGTAGACCTCCACCGTGAGGCGGTTGCCCACCTCCTTCTCGGCGATGCTCGCACCGTCCTCGACTACCCGCCGGAGCAGGTCGTCGAGGTCAGCCCACAGCTGGACCACCTCGGGGTTGGCCATGCGCCAGTCGGAGACCAGCTGGTTCGCCTCGCCCTCGGTGAGCACCGTGCCCATCTTCTTGGCGAAGGACTGCACCGCCCCGCCGCCAGCCTGGTAGCCGCAGCTGAGCTCGCCCACCTTGCCGAACTGGCGACGGTCCTTGGTCACCGCGTCGTACGCGCAGCCGTCGATGCGGGCGGCCAGGACCTTGTACATGTCCTTGCCGTTGCGGAACTCCTGCAGCTTCCACTCCGCGCCTGCGATGTAGGCCAGGCCCCTCGACTCCACCGAGGAGAAGTCCCCGACGATCAGCCGTCCATCACCGTGGCTGGCCGTGAACACCTGACGCAGGTTGCGCGCCAGCTCCTCGTTGGTCAGGTCGATCTCCTCGTCGAACACGTCGTCCATGTCCAGGGCCTCAGCACCGAGGCGCTTGAGGTTCTGCATCTGGACGCCGCGGCCCGACGTACGCCAGGACTGGCCGGCACCGATGTGCAGGTACTGGCCACGCAGCCGGGAGTCCGGGCTGGTCTGGTCGATGATCGCCTGCAGCTTCTTCAGGCTGGACCCGCCGAGGATCTGCTTCGTGCGCAGCATGTGCTTCACCTCGAGCAGGTCGTCCATCTTGTCCTGCGGCATGGTGTCGGCGTGGTCCTCGATCCGCTTGCGGATCTTCGACAGGTACAGCTCGACGTGCTCCTCGTCGAAGGACTTCGCCCTCACCCCGCGAGCCTCGCACCAGCGCTTGAGCTGGACGAAGCTGGCGAAGTTGAGCTGGTCCTTCTCCTCCACGCCCAGCTCGTAGCGAGCACGGAACGCGGCGAGCGCCTGCTCCTGGTTGGCCAGGTAGCGCAGCTGCATCTCGTTGACCAGGCCGATGTCGACCGGCCAGCCCACGTCGTTCATCTCGTGGGTGATGATGGTGTTCAGCTTCTCCTTGCCACCCATCACGTGACCCCACTCGTCGACGATGCGCCAGCCGAGCTCGGCGTCCACGTCGCAGTAGTGCCCGTACTCGTCCCACTCCACAGGGTTGTGGGCCACCACGAGCGGGTCGAACTCGAGCGTGCCGTTCGCCTCCTGGTACTTGCCCGGGATGGAGAACACCTTCATCAGGTGCTTCCCGGTCTCGACCTTGTCGATGCCCAGCAGCTGCGGCGCCGCAGCCTCGAGGCTGCCGGCCGCACCCGCAGCACGGGCCACGACTGCGGAGTCGATGAACCTGGCGTGGGTGAACCCGTACTGCAGCCAGCGGCAGACCGCGTGCTCGAACGGTGCGTTGTGCGCCACGATGGTGAAGTCGTCGAGCGCCTCGCGCAGTTCCTTCTTCGCGCGGGTGAAGTTGTCGACGAAGTCGAACCGCTCCCGCTGCTCACGCCCGTTGCTGTCCCGCCAGTAGACACTGGCGAGGATGGACGTGAACGTCTCGTCGCTGACGTAGCGATCGAGTCCGTGCACCGGCAGGTTCACACCGCCGTAGGTCTCGAAGTCGAGACCGATCCTGTCGTTCATGTCTCTCCTTCTAGATGCCGAGGATCTCGTCCTCGTCGAATGGTGCGGGGTACAGCAGCTTCATCGCTGCCGGGCACAGCGGCGCGCCCTTCTGTCCCCGGCTGTGCGGGTACGCAGGGCAGAACTTGCAGTGGTCCGAGGGACCGAACGCCAGGCTGCCGCCGTTGATGGCGTGGGCGGTGGCGATGGCCTTGGCCTGCCACGCCTTGAGCTCCGTGTTCGTCACGTACTGGTGGTCCATGTTGTCGGCACGCGGCTGCAGGATGTGGTTGGTCACGCCCTTCGCCTTCGGTGCCAGGTGCACGAAGCACGTCGCGTAGTAGAACAGCTGGTCGTTGTCGAAGACCTCGACCTTGATCTTGCCCCACTTCAGGTCGATGACGTGCAGCTCGTCCTGCGTGTAGAGCACCAGGTCCACCGTGGTGGTCGGGTGCTTCCCCGTCTTCGGGTCGACCGGCAGCCAGGTCGCCTCGACCTGCTGCTCGGTCAGCACCTTGAACCTGCGCGTCGAGCGCAGCTTCTCGATGTACTCGAGAATGGTGATCCAGTGGCGCAGCTCGCTGGGCGTGTAGCCCATCAGCTTCTCGAACACCTCGTGCGCTGCGGTGCCCACGTCGCTGGCACGGATCACGCCGTCCTCGACGGGCGGCTCGTAGTTCGGGATGGCCAGCTCGAGGTTCGCACTCGCGTGGCAGGCCATGTGCTTCGCCGCGTTGCTGGCGCTGAAGCGTTCGGGCATGGTCGTGTCTCCTTCTGTCGTTGGTCTGGTTGTTGAGTCGTGGAGCCGGAGGGTCTCGAACCCTCGACACGCTCGCTCTAGATCGAGCTGCTCTGCCCCTGAGCTACGGCCCCAAGGGGAGAGGCCCGCGTCCCGTAGGACACGGGCCTCTCCGGTACCGATGGTCAGTCGGCGAAGATCTCGTCCTCGTCGACGGAGGTGCCACCGCCGAAGCGCTCGCCCTCCATCTTGAACACCGCCGTGCTGGCACCCGCGCTGAAGCCCGGGTTCTTGCCGTTGTGGTAGGCGTAGAGGTTGAGCGTCACCGCGACGTAGCACCCCGGGTACATGTCGTGCACCGTGGTGTGCAACGGCTTGATGACGGGGAACTTCAGCAGGTCCGGGTCCGGGACCTTGAGCTCGTCCTCCTCGTTGACGATGGCCTTGAGCTCCATGTCCACGCCCTTGTTGCCGATGACCTTGACCGCGGCCACGCACTCGGGCGCGAGCGGAGCGGTCTTCTCGTGGATCGGCTTGATCGGCGTGTTGAAGTTCTGGTCCGCCAGGTCACCGGTGATGTCGGCGGTCAGCTTGGCGACCTCCTTGTCGGAGAGCACGTCACGCTTCTCGCCGGCCTGCTCCTGCGCGATGCAGTACGGGAAGAACTCACCGGTGATGTGGTTCATCAGCTTGTCCAGCTGGGCCTGCTCGAGCAGGAGCTGGAAGTCCGGCGCCGCCTCGGCCACGGACTTGGCCGGGTACTGCCCCTTCTGGCTCCGCTCGAACGCGGCCTGCGCCGTGAACGTGGGGAACGACAGCCGCCCGTAGATGGTGACGACCTTCGGGTTCTTCTGCTTCGTGGTCACAGGGTGACCCCTTTCTCTGTTGTGTCGAACTCGTGGTTGTTGTGCGATCGCCGCAGAATTTTTTCTGTGGCGAGGGGCGGCCGGCCCCGTGCTCGGGACACGGGACCGGCCTGTCGGTCAGCTGCTCAGGATGTACGGACCCGGAGCAACCAGGATCGGGCGGACCTCCTTGGCCCGGGTGCCGAGGCACTCGGACAGGAACGTCGGCCGGTTGACCAGCGAGATGTCGAGCAACAGCTCGATGCTCCCGCTGCGCTGGGCGATGGCGTCCCGCGCGTCGATGTAGCTGTCGTAGTCGGCGACCGCCACGACGACACCCCAGTCCCGGTCCATGAGCGGAGCGAGCTGCTCGTAGTGCGTGCCCCCGTAGGTGGCCCGCTTGAGCACGGAGTCGACGTCGTAGTTGCCCGGCTCCCAGTGCACGACGTCGTTGGACACGATCGCCAGGTGCGCGTTCGCCTCGTACGCCAGCGCCACCACGTCGGTGATGATGGTCTCCACCGTCTGCTGGTTCATCGACCCCGACACGTCCAGCACCAGCAGGTTCTGCTGCTGCCGGCCGTGCTTGATCGTGGCCCGGTAGTCCCCGATGGTGGGGCGCCGGGCGTTGAGCTGCATCATGGACTGGAAGTGCATCTGCCCCGTCTTGCCGGGCATCATCCCGACCACGTCGGTCAGCTTGGCGGCCACCTCCTTGAGGGACTTGGCCACCTCCACCTCGAGCTGCTTCCACACCTCGGGCAGGATCTCACCCTTGTCGATGGTCGGGTCGAAGACGACGTCGCCGTCCTCCACCCCGTAGATGTCGTCGACCATCTCACCGAGGTAGCCCTGCAGGTCCGTGCTGTGCGCGCCGTCGGACAGCGCACGCACCAGGTCGGTGCCGGGCAGCACGGTGTAGAGCAGCTGGCTCAGCTGCACGTGGTTCAGCTCGTAGACCTTGCCGAAGAAGAACACGGTCTCGGCGTCGGGCAGCATCGCCCGCAGCGTGGAGACCGGGAACTTCAGCCCCGGCTTGACCTCCATCAGGCTCAGGTCCACACGGGACCCGAGCTCAGAGGTCGAAGATGTCGTCGTCGTCAGACTCGTCATTGGTCTCGGTCACTCCTTCCTTCTTGTTGCGGATGTTCTCCACCTCGATGAGCTCTCGGTTCATCTGCAGGTTGAGCAGCTGCAGGTGAGAGAGCTTGTCCTCGGGGAGCTGGTCGATGACCCCGGCGTACCGCGGGTCAACGTTCTTGCCGTCGAGCAGGAACATGTACTGCCACTTGGCAGCCTGCACCGAGCGGAGGTTGTTCATCTTGATGAGCTCAGCGAGCGAGCTCGCCTGCACGTGACGCAGCTGTGCCTGGCCGATCAGCTTCCGCACGCTCTGCCCCTTGAGCAGGGTCGGTGCGGAGCTGCCCCCCTTGTCGAACGAGTCGAGCACGTCGAACATCGGCAGCACCTCGGTGGTCAGCATGTCCTGCATCTCCTGGCTCTTGGCCATGTCGGGCAGCAGGCCCAGCTCCTCGACGATGATGTCGGCCATCTTCTGCTTGGCCTTCTTGTCCTTGCGAGGGTCGTCCACCTTGATGTGCAGCAGCCGGTCCTCGAGCGCAGGGTCGTAGGCGATGGCCGAGTTGCTGGCCCCGATGATGAAGACCTCGGGCAGCACGAACGCACCCGCACGTCGAGACGTGAGGATGTCGAGCAGCCCGTTGTAGACCTCGGGGAATCCACGCAGGAACTCGTCGAGCAGGACGACGTCGCCCTTCTTGAGGCTGGACCAGAACGTGGCCGGCAGCATCTTGAGGACCATCTCCTCGCCCGTACCGTGAGGCATCTGCACGCCCTCGATCTCGAGCGGTGACAGCCGGGAGACGTTGATGATGTGGAGCTTCTTGCCCACCATCCGAGCCAGGGTCTCGACCGTGGTGGACTTGCCACATCCGGGAGGCCCGATCAGGTGAGGCAGCGGCGACGTCGGGCCGAAGGCCATGAACGCGCGGTACAGCTTGAGCAGAGTCTCAAGCATGTGCGATCCTTTCGTTGGAGCTGACTGGTTTCCAGGTTGCAGAGGGGCGGCGGACGGGACATCCGCCGCCCCTCGTCATGCGTGCGTCAGGCGTTGTCGCCCTCGGTGTCGAAGCCCCGAGCCTCGACGGTGCGAGCGGCGTCGTCGCTCATGGCCTCGGCCTGGGCCGCGACCTCGTCGAACGTCGGCTCGGCCGGCGACTGGTGCGTGCCGGGCAGGACCTCGAGGATCTCGAGCTCCCCGTCCACCCAGATCAGGCGGTCGGTGTTGCCGTCCTCGAGCAGGCGCAGCACCATGCTGTCCTTGGTGAGGTTGACGATCTGCGGCGCGCGGCCGGGCACCGCCTCCTGCCCCTCGTCGAGCACGACGTGGGCCAGGCTGTCGGTCGGACGCTCGAGCGAGCGGTTGGCCTTCTCCGCGGCCTCGAGCAGCGGGGCGTAGAACGCCTCGACCGCGGCGTCGAAGTCGGCGGTCGCCGTCTTGACGTCGTTGCGGGCCTTGAGGTCGTTCCACTGGCTGGCGTCGAGGACGGTCTCGCCCACGCCGCCGTCGATGTCGGTGCCCTTGACCATGACGCGGTCGTTGGTCAGGGTCCGGGTGGTGAATCGTGACATGTGCACTCCTTGTGCGTGTGATCTGACTGGTGGGTATTCAGTTGGTATTCAGTTGTGTCGGACGGCTACACCTTGGTGAAGCCGTAGTCCTGCACGGCCTTGATGTGGCCGGCGTCCTTGGCCTGCTGGAACAGCGTGGCCAGGTCGGGAGTGGACGCTGCCTCGACCAGTGAGTCGAGGCTATCGTCAGCCACCGACACTGGCTCGCCGAACAGCATGTCCGCCATGGTCTGGTCAGCCATCACGGCCTCGCCTTCTGCGGGCGGCCGAGCGGCGTCACCTCGTTGAACGCGACGAGCTGCATGTCCCCGCCGGTGCCGAGCATGAGGAGCGCACGCTCCTCAACCATCTCGGTCAGCTGGTCCAGCACCTCCTCGCACTCGTCCTCGGTGGCGTCCACCTCGACGATGAGCTGCAACCTCATGAGGGGTACACCTCCTCTCCGTCGTCGGGGATCTCACGCAGGGTGTAGAGCAGGTTGCTCGCCACCGACGGGATGTCCCCTGCCTGGTTGGTCTGGTTCAAGAAGACGCAGAGCTCGCTCGCCTCCTTGCCCGTGAGCACGATGCTCACCGTGGTCTCGGTGGTGACCTTCACTCGAGTGCCTCCATGATGGCGTCGAGGCTGTCCTTGTAGTCGATCTGCTTGGTTGCCTTGACCAGCTCGTCGATCCGGTCATCCTCGATCTTGTCGGCGATGGTCTCGTAGATCTGACCGCGCGCCTGCTTGTCCTCGTCGAAGTGGTCCGAGAGGTACAGGCTGGCAGCCCGGTAGCCCTCGGCCATGTCGTCCTTGACCAGGCTCATGTCGTAGCCGTAGCCGTGGTACTTCGCGTAGCGCCCGAACTCACGCAGCCCGTTGTAGTCGGAGATGAATCCGTCTCGCCAGTTCGCCCGCTTGTTGGGCATCATCGGCAGGGCCTGGCCCTTGGCCGTGCCCGGGAACAGGTAGCTCTGCATGTCCCGGTACGCACCGGTCTCCGTCTCGTAGCCGGTGCAGAGCAGGCCGAAGTCGAACGACTCGATGACCTCGGCCAGGCTGGTGGCAGCGTGGCCCTCGGTCAGCTTGTAGATCAGGTTGGTCTCGACGCCCCCCGGGCTGTGCAGCCGCATCGAGTTGGTGTGCCAGGACTTGAAGCCGTACCGCAGCCAGCGCACCCAGACACGGGAGAACCGGTCGTCCAGCTTGTAGCCCACGCTGAGCAGGTGCTGCACCGCAGCGACCAGCGTGTGCGAGGTGGGCATGAAGACGTCGATGTCCGACCAGGCGAACTGCAGGTTGTGATCCTGCGCGGCGACGGTGCTCCCGGTGAGGAACCCGTTGAAGCCCTTGAGGTCGTGCAAGATCTGGTCGATCGCGTTGGTCGCAGCGATCGGAGCAGGTGTGCTGCTCATGGTCACTCCCTTCTGTACGACAGGCAGCGGGGCACACCTACCGGGATGTTCCGTCGGTGTGCCCCGCTACGTGTGGGTCAGGACTCGGCGGGTGCCTCGTCCTCGATGCCGGCCGCCTTGCGGAGCTCGGCGAGCTCGGCCTTGGCGGCGTCGAGCTTGGCCTGGCGGTCGTCGACCTGGCCCTGGAGCTGCGCGACGCGCTCCTCCTGGGCCTGGATCTTGCCCTTGGCCCGGTCCGCCTCGCGCTTCTCGAGCGCCTCGGCCTCCGCCTTGAGCTTGGCGATGCGCTGTGCCGGCGTCAGCACGGTGCGCGTCTTCTTGTCCTCGGCCTTGGCCTCGGTGGTGGTGGTCTTGCCCATGGTGCATCCCTTCTGTCAGCGTCCGTTGCTTGTGACCCGGAGACAGGGGTGGACGCGATCGCCCCTGCCTCCGGGTGTTCGTGGTAGCTACCGCTTCTTGTGCGCAGGAGCTGCGAGCTTGCGGATCTTCTCGACCTTGTCGGGATTGGCCGCACGCCACCGCTCGTGGCAGTCGTTGCAGTAGTACATGTACGGGCCGTGCTCAGCGCAGCAGCCCGTCGGTCCGTTGAGCGACTCGTGGTTGTGACCACAGCCGTTGCCACACAGGATGATCTTGGCCATGGCCATCACCTCGTGAACACGGTGGTGAAGTCACCGGTCAGATAGATCGAGGTGACATCGTGGTGGCCGAGCACCTGCATGACGAACTCGTCGTGGGTGAACTCGTTGCCCTTGTAGTAGTCGCCTCGCCCGGTGATGAACCATCGGCCGGCAGCGTGCACCGCCGCGTAGGTGTAGCGGTGGTTGCTGGTCCAGACGACGACGGCTCCGCCTCGTGCCTGGTACAGCAGGGAGTCGAGCTCCCGCAGGTTGGGCGTGGGCTGCCCCATGTTGGCGGCGCCCACGCGGTTGGCCATCTGGTTCAGCTGGCTGCTGGCCTTGCCTGCTTGGCGTGGTGCCGAGTAGATCGGCTGGTCAGCGAGCCGTGCTGCCACCCGACTCGGGTGATCCGGGTTCGGATGCACGGGCTCCTTGCCGTAGTCGTAGCCGAGGATCTCCCTGCTCAGGTTGATGAACTCGTCGTCCTCGTCACCCATGCTTGTGCTCCGTGCACACGCCGTACGACATGATGACGAGCCGGCCATCTGACAGCGTGCGTTGGATGGCACCGGTGAAGAAGTCGTGCCGCGGGTAGCTGCAGTACTTCAGGCAGCAGTCGCACGTCCGCTCCCACTGGTCGAACTGCTTGCGCGTCGTGCCAGGTGGTGGCTCACGCAGCGGGGTGACGATCAGGTTGAACGCTGCCGGCGGGCTGGCCTCCTCGAGCAGCGCCATGCGCTGGTCAACGAGGGAGACCAGCCAGGCCGGCAGCTCCTGGTCCGTCACCTGCCCGGCGCGTACTGCGCCAGGCGGATCCGCAAGAGCTGGGCTCGAACTGCGGAGCGGTGCTTTGCCCGCGTCTGCCGCTCGCGCTCGAGGAGCGTGAGCACGGCGAGGACCAGGACGATGATGATGCTGATGATGGTGAGCACGGGACTGCTCTCCTTCCGGTTGGACTGGCTGGTCAGGTTGTCACATCTGGAGCGGGATCACTCCGAGTGCGAGGATCGCACGACGGGTGGCCCGGTCGAACTCCTCGTGGTGGTCGGTGCAGTACACGGACACCGAGGCGTCCTCGTTGCGCACCATCCCGAGCACGTTGGTGTCGGAGGTGGTGTGCCCGCCGGCGCACGCGCGTACGGCGATGACGGTGCTGGTGCTGTTGGGCATGGTCACTGCCTCATCTCTCCGAGGTTCTCGTCCTCGAGTCGCAGGTGGTCAGTCTGGTTGAAGTGCGCCGGTGCCTTCAGGCGGTGGCAGGTGAGGCAGTAGCCGAGCTGCCGGATCATGGTGTCGACGCTGAGGTCGAGCACCTCTCCGGCTGGTTCGTCGGCCACGGGCTCGTCGGTCTCGGCGACCTTGAGCAGGGTGTCCTGGAACCGGGTGACCAGGGTGAGCGAACGGATGCGTCGCTCGAGCACGATGTTGCGCTGGCGCTCCTGGTCGTAGCGCTTGTCGGCGTGGATGGCGACGGCTACGAGCATGACGATCAGGGCGATGTAGGCCAGAGCGTCGATGTTCCTGCCGAGGGAGTCGATGACATCCGAGAGCATGGTTGCGTCCTTGTGGTCTGTGACTGGTGAGTCGTACTGAGCCTATGGTGAAACGGGAGAGGTGTGACTACGTACCTCCTAGTCCTTTCGGACTATTCCTTCCTTCCTCCTATCCCTCCTTCCTTCCCCTTCCTTCTTCCACAAAGTCCCCCTTCCCCTCAGCGCACAGCAGTGAAGCGGCCGAAGCATCGGCCACAACGCAGCGGCGTTGCGTGTGTTCGGACCCGAAGCCCTAGAGACAGATGTCCCCCACGTGGGGAGATGAGACCCGGCACGGTGGTGAGATCAGGCCCTTCCACAGGTGTAAGGACCAGTCACGAGATGTAGACATTACGCAGGGTGTAGACACCCTGTAGACACCCCAAGGGTGTCTACATGTTTCCGCAGGTCAGAGAGGGTTTTAGCCCCATGTAGACACGTAGACACCTGGAAAAAAGCTGAGATGCCTGGGGGTTTACCCCCCGTTCTGGGTGTCTACGTGTCTACATCGAGGGCTGCAAGCCTCTGACCTGCGGTTATGTGCGCTGAGATGTAGACACCCCAGCCAGTGCAGGGGTGTCTACATGGGGTGTCTACACCTGGCCGGCCGCAGGTCCAGACCCAGCCCGATGCCGGAGTGGCACGGGTAGTACTCGCTCGAGGTAGCGATAGATCCGCGGAGCGCGACAGCACTAAGCCTTAGCGAGAGGCTAGTGCTCTCTCTGAAAAGAAACCCATGCGTACACGTACTCGTCTATGTGTTCCGGTCGCTCAGTAGCCTGAGCGCAAGCGTCACGAGACTAGACGAAAGAGTGCTGGTCTTATGTGGTCGAGTCGTCCAACACGTAACACATGGGATAGAAAAAAGAGAGAGCCCTAGCCCGAAGGCTAGAGCTGTCCCTATGAAGCAGATGCTTCAGCGGATCAGGTTGGCAGCGTTGTCCGCGATGCGAACCATCACGTTCTCGAAGGCGTTGGCGTTGGCCGAAGCCTGTGCGAGAAGCTGGGCCTTGACGTCGTCCGGGATGTTGAGGTCCGAGATGACCTGCGCCTTGCGAGCGAACGACTCGGTGACCGAGACCGTTGCTTCGCTGAGCTTGGTAGCAGTGGCACCTGCGATGAGACCTGAGAGCTGCATCTTGGTGGACTGCTCGGCCTTGTCCTGAGTGAGCGACGACAGAGCAACTTGCATTGCGATGTCAGACGAGCTGGAACCGTACGGCATGAGCGACATGGCGGAGACCTAACTGGAGATGGACTGGACTGGAATAACTAACTACGAAAATCACAAACCGAATCAACTGACACACACTTAACTTATGTATGGAGGAAGGCTTACCTATATACATACATATATATATGTATAGGGGGTATAGAGTGTGTTGTTTGTTTCTTTTCTTTATATTTGAACCTCTCGCAAAAGTTTCCGCAAAACGGCTCACCTGACACATTCGTGCAGGTCAGAGCGGGTGTTTCTGCAGAAGCCCGTTCCGCACAGCGGGCCTCAGGCTGATTCTCCCGATGGGGTCTTCCCAGACTGGGCCTGCCCGACGGTTCGCCGTCGAGCTGAAGTAGGTACCCGAGCGTGCCGATGACGGGGCCGGCACGCTTCACGATCGCCACAGGCGCCCCATCTATAACCGGCGAGTCGTACCCAAGATGTGGCAGGGCGGCCGTACTGTTCGGCTCGCTGGGGCGCGCGGGCTCCACGGGTATCGAGGAGCAGGCGTGGCGGGTTCGGACTTCATCGCGGACGCAGCGGCAGCATCGTCCAACCCGGCCGGCCCTCGCGGGCTGCAGACCCTCGCCGGGCAGGTGAGCCAGGGCGGACCCAACCCGGCGCAGGACTCCGGCGACTTCATCGCCCAGGCCGCGGTCGACGCCGGCGGCTACACCGACAACACCGCGCGGCAGTGGTACACCGGCGCGAACATGGAGGGTGTCTCCAACGGCTGGGACACCGGGTTCCAGTCGATGGCGATGAAGCAGTTCGACGAGCAGCAGGCCGCCGCGCAGGAGGCCGGCGACAGCCGCGTCTTCTACGACTGGTTCTCCCGCGACGACGCCACCGGCGTGGTGACGTGGGACGACGAGAAGCGCGGGCTGCAGGTCGGTGACGTCTACAACGGCGGCAAGAAGGTCGGCAACGTCTTCTCCGACTTCGACGAGAAGACCGCGAACGTGATGATGGCCGAGTTCACCCTCGACCGGAAGACGAAGGCGAAGATCTTCGCCGACCGCGACCGCGACACCTGGCTGAAGCAGGAGGTCCGCGGGGTCCTCGACGAGAACACCACGCTGGCCAAGAACGTCGAGTCCTCGATGGAGTTCGCCGAGAACGTCGACGAGCGGCAGGAGGATGTCTCCGACGCGAGCGTCGTGCTCGGCGGTGCTGCGGGCGGTGGCGCCACCTTCGCCGGTGGTGGTGCGATCCTCGGCTCGGTCATCCCCGGTGCCGGTACTGCGGTCGGTACGGGTGTCGGCTTCGCCATCGGTACGGTCGTCGGTGGTGTCTCGGCCTACCTCAACCGGGACCAGCTCACCGAGCAGGTGGCCCGCGCGCAGGAGGTCACCGCCCTGGCGCGCAAGCAGTACGGCGGGCTCGAGGGCACGAGCATGGCGCTGCGGGAGTACTCCGGCGTCGGCATGCGGATGCTGTCCCCGCTCTCCAACCTCAACCAGGGTCTCGCCGACGACAAGCGTGGCGACGGCGACTCCCGCTTCTACGCCGTCGACGAGGACGGCAACCGCAAGGTCGGCACCGCCCGCCGCGCGCTCGACGTCGCGGCCACCCTCGGCGACTCGGTCCTGCAGTTCTCCTCTCCCGTCGGTGCCGCGGCCTACCTGACCACGATGACCGGGCACGTGGCCGGCTCCGCGTCGTTCATGGCGCAGACCGGCGCCGGGTTCAACGACCGCATCGGCGGCTTCGACGACTACGAGGGCGGCAAGGAGTGGGGCGCCGCGATCGGCAACCTCGGCATCGACGTGGTGCAGATGGGCGTGGCCGGCGCGATGGTGCGGGCAGGCTCCGCCTCCCGTGCCGCGTTCGGGGTGACCGGGCCCAGCCGTACCCGCGAGACGATCGACAAGCTCCTGCCGTGGCGTGACCCGGCCGTGCGCACCGAGACCATCAACGGCATGCGCTTCCAGGTCTCCCGCGAGACCGGCGAGGTGCTGGGCAAGTCGAAGATCCCCGACGTCGCGGTGATCGCGCCGTCGGAGGCGATCCGCTACGTCAACACCGCCTGGCGCGCGCGCAGCCGGGCAGCGCTCGGCACGAAGCCCGGCTACGACGACTTCTACAACGCTGCCAAGGAGGTCGCCGGCGGCAACCGCTTCGGCCAGGCAGTCGTCAATGGCTGGGCCGAAGGTGCCGAGGAAGGCGTGCAGGCGATCCTCGAGCCGGTCTCCTTCTCCGCCGACATCGACACCGGCCAGATCGTGGAGTCGGTGCTGTACGGCGCCGCGTCCGGGATGGGCATGGGGCTCAGCTCGCTGGCCAAGCAGGCGTCCACCGACCAGGTGCTGAGCTCCCGGGCCCGTGCGCTCGAGACCCGGCGCAACGGCGTGGAGTACAGCGACGACGAGTGGAAGGTGCGCTGGAAGGAGCTCGACGCCGACCAGAAGAAGCGCCTGGCGATCGCCTCCCCGGCCGAGGCCGACGAGATCCGCAACACGATGCGGGCGATGCAGGAGAAGGCGATGTGGGACCGGACGGGCACCAGCCCGATCGCTCCCCTGGCGCTGGCCGACCTGCGCGAGTCGATGTTCGCGCGCGACCTGGCCAACGCCAACCCGAACCGCGACAACGTCCTGGTGCTGGCCGGCATGAGCGCCGACCGCCTCGTGGCCGTCGACTCGGCCACCGGCCAGACGTACGTCGACGCCGACGCCCTGCCCGCACACGCCGGCGCCTCCTCGATCTACCAGGCGCTGGTGAACATCACCAACCACCAGCTCGCGCTGGGCACCATCGGCGACGACATCGAGCGGCAGACCGCGGCCCTGACCGCCGAGCTCGACACCGCCGAGGCGGACCGGGCCACGGAGATCCAGGCCCAGCTGACCGAGCTGGCCGCCGAGGCGGACATGAACGACCGGACCCTGCGCCTGGGCTCCGCGATCAACAAGCTGCTCAAGGCGGAGTACGAGACGTACCGCCAGGCCACCGACGTGGCCGACGCCGAGGCCAGCATCGACCGCTTCAACGAGATCATCCGCCGCGCGTTCGCCGCGGACCTCGACATCGCGGGCCAGCCGGTCGCCGGCCTCGACGCTGAGGCCGCCCGCCGCGCGGTCGAGATCATGGTGACCCGTCACCCCGACATCGCCACCGACTCGTTCATGCTGGTGATGCCGCAGGCGTCCAAGGCGCTGAGCCGGGCCAACGCGCACGGCCAGATGCAGGTCCACCAGTCGACGCTGCTGGCGCCGGGTGCCGACCACGACGGCGACACCGAGGTCTCGGTGAACTTCGCCCGGCTGCCGCAGGCCAACCTCGACGCGCTGCGCCAGGGTGGCCAGTACATCGACCGCGCTGCGCAGGGCCTGACCGTGGACCCGCCCGACGGCGAGAAGTACATGGTCCGCCAGGTCTCCGAGGCGCTGAACGCCGCGCGCGTCACCGTCGAGTGGTCGGTGGCCGAGGACGCGGTCGGCCGGCTGGTCGCCGAGCTGCACACCCGCTACGCCCCGCACCTCGGTGACGCCGCCACCACGCGGATCCTCGAGGCGTTCCGCCGGGACCTGGCCGACAACAACCCGGACGCCCGGCTCAACCTGGGCAACGCGCTGGCCGCCGACCCCGCGGCCTTCCGTGCGGTGGCGAAGGCCAACGGCAACACCCCGGAGATGCCGTGGCTGATGCAGCGCATCACCCTGGCGTGGGAGCAGGTGCTCACCGGGCTGGCCGCGCAGAGCAAGGACCTCGAGTTCACGCCGAAGGACATCGACCGCGACCTCACCGAGGACAAGGCGTACCTGCGGGCGCTCGCGCAGCGTGAGGCGTCCAGCGACGGCCAGACCATGTACCTCATCACCGAGGGCCTGGCCCCGGTGCGTGACGCCCAGAAGCTCCACTACTCGGTCTACCGTGCCGCCGTCTCGGTGGCGCAGGGCGACCTGCAGTCCGAGACCTTCCAGCGCTTCGTCCAGCTCTACGCCGAGCTCGGCTCCGGCATGGGCCGCAGCGAGATGGACCGGGTCCGCGGCCGCAACGCGGTGGAGCGCCGGGTGGCCGGCTGGCTGGAGGGCATCCTGGAGGAGGCCCGCAAGGACGGCAGCCTCGGGGCCGACGCCCCGAACGCGCTGGCGCTGCTGGCCAACATGCAGGTGGCCGACGTGCGCATCGTCGACGGCCAGGCCGAGGTCTACGAGGGTGACATCTCGCTGCTGCAGCTGCTGCTGCGTCGCAGCATCGACATCGAGCGGCAGCAGAACCGCCGCGTGCTCGAGCAGGACGAGGACCTGCAGCGCAAGCTGCGTCGCCTCGAGCGCCTCGCCAGCCGCGACGCCACCGAGGACAACCGCTCGACCACTGCGCAGCTGGCGTTCAAGGAGGTCTTCGGCGGCCACCAGCTCCACGAGCTGCTCGGCGACTCCGCGAAGTACCTCGGCCCGCACCTCACGCTGAACCAGCTGGTGGCGGACCTGGCCAACCAGACCGAGGAGTCCCGCTCCCAGCAGCTGTACCGCTGGCGGCGCAAGGCCCCGTACGTGATGCACAAGCACATCAAGAACCCGCCGTACACCGCTGCCGAGGCGGCGTCCGGCGACCTGTCGGCGTACAAGGTCCTGGTCGACACGATCGCCGCGGCCGTGCAGACGAAGCCGCGCGAGCTCCGCGAGTCCGCCGCCCGGACCCGCGAGCAGTTCAAGCTCGGCATCAACAACGTGCAGTCCATGGTGGCCGAGTTCCGCAAGGCGAACCTGGCCGACCTGAAGGACAGCGACGACCTCACCGTGCTGCGCGCGCTGCTGACCTCGAACCCCGAGGTCGCGCGCTGGGTCGCGGACCTGCTGCCCGAGGCCACGAAGGTGGGCGCATTCGCGTTCATCGACGGGCGCCCGGTCGCGGCGGCGTGGGTCGAGGAGATGCTGGTGATGCCGGCCGACAAGGCGGCCGTCACCTACGTCGTGCAGTCGAAGCTGGCCGAGTGGCGCGGGCTGACCCGGGGCGAGGTCGACAACGCCGCGCGGTCGTACCACAAGATCAAGAGCCGCTTCCTGCAGACCGTCGCCCAGCTGGCCGCGCAGCCCGACGGCATCGAGCTCAACCGCTTCATCATGGCCGCCGAGTCCGCCCCGAGCGTCGAGGCGCTCGAGGAGCAGATCAACAACACCCCGGCCTGGCGCGGCAACCGTGCCGAGCTGCTGCTGTTCGCCGACGACGTCTCGGCGTACGAGGCCGACGTCAACGACGTGTGGTCCGCCAACACGCCGGGCACCCTGCAGCGCGAGGCGATCAGCAACTTCGCCGACCGCACCACCTCGCTGAGCCGGGCGATGAGCGAGCACGCCGCGCAGATGACCGCCGAGCGCACGCTGCTCAAGGCGATCCTGGCGTACGACGCCGACCCGGCCAACGACCGGGACCGCGCCTCGCTGTACCACGAGCTGCTCGGCAAGACGATCGCCAACCGCGGCTGGATGAGCGACCACCACGGCCCGGCCGTGCGCGACCGCTTCACCGAGAAGGTGCAGGACGGCGTCATCCGCATGCACGACAAGGGCACGGCGGACCCCGCCATCGCCCCGTTCGGCGAGGCGCTGGTGACCACCGACGAGTTCGGGGTCAAGCAGTCGGTGTTCCAGACCGCCGACGCCTTGACGATGTACGACGTCGAGGACATCCTGAGCAACCCGACGAAGCTGGCCGAGGGCCCCGTGCGCGTGGGGCTGCCCGACGGGTCTTCCCTGATCGTCGACTTCACCACCGTGCGCGGGGCGGCCATTGCCTTGGCGGACCCGGCGCTCAACGCCTTCGCCAAGCAGGTGCTGTTCCCGACCGCGCGCGACGTGAACTCCGTCGGCTCGCTGTCGACGTACTTCAACGTCTCCGGCACCGGGCTCAAGACGATGCTCGAGGAGGCGGACTTCTCCGACCTCTTCGGCGCCAAGGGCGACCGGCCGAGCCTGGCCAAGGCCCACAAGTACATCTCGATGATCGAGGCCGCCGTCCGCCGTGAGGCGATCGACGGGACCGAGGAGGAGCAGGCCCGCGCCTACTTCCCGATCCAGGCGACCATCAACGAGTTCGTCGTCGCCTACACCCACCGCCCCGGCTACGAGGGCCGCAACAAGAAGCAGATCCGCGACCAGCTCATCGTCGACGTGGCCGACGCGCTGCAGCGCATCGAGCTGCTGAACCGCAAGGGCCCCGAGGTCGTCGACCAGATGCGGACGATCCTCACCGAGGTGCTCCGCGCGCGCTTCACCCGCACCAACAAGGAGCTGGCGTCCAAGCTGCAGAGCCAGGGCGACAAGGCCATCGAGGACGCCGCCGTGCTCGAGGCGTACTCCGACATCCTGGTCCGTGAGATCGCGCGACTCGACACCGCCATCGAGCAGGCGCTCGCCGCCGGCGACACCACGAAGGCCACCGAGCTCGGCGACCGGCAGACGGCGCTGCAGGCGAAGATGGACCAGCGCCTCGACGCGCTGGACATCCTGAAGTCCGACGACCTGGTCACCGCGGCCATCAACATGTACACGATGTCCGGCGACCCGGTGGCCGACACCGACCGCAAGGGCGCGATCCTGCGGCTGCTCGGCTCGGGCAACCGGGTGAACAAGTTCCAGGGCCCGTACCACCTCATCAACCGGCTCAACACGGTGCTGGCCAACGACCAGTACGCGCTGTCCGACCCGAAGGCCTTCTCCACCGAGGAGTGGGAGGAGCTCGGGCTGTGGGCCGCGAGCGTCTACCTGGCCGAGATCAGCAGCCGGTCGGGCTCCAACATCAAGCTGACCCCGCTGGTGCTGGGTGAGAAGGGCGAGAAGCTGCGCCGCTACTACGACCCGACGTGGTCGTACCTGGTGGACGGCCTGTTCCGTCCCGAGGTGATGGCGGCCGCCAACCGGATCGCCACCCAGGCTGGCTTCAGCCACGACTACACCGACTCCGACGTGGCGAAGACGCTGGAGTCGGGGCTGTTCAACGAGAAGAAGCTGGGCGCCTGGACCGAGCTGGTCGTGCCCGCCAGCATCAAGGCGCAGATGGTGCTCGACTCCGCGAGCGTCGGCCTGGCCATCCCGGTCGGTGGCGACCTGCCCAAGGAGGCCGCGGCCTACGTCGGCTCCGGCCGGCGCACGTTCAAGCAGCCCGGCGCCGAGATGCTCACCACCCGCATCGTCTCCGAGGACTGGACCACCGAGGACTTCTTCAAGCTCAACAACCACTTCGCCGCCTCCGTCGTCGTACGCGACGCCGCCGGCACGGAGCTCGACCTGCTGCCGACCGTCGGGGCGGCGTGGCTGGGAGAGGAGACGGTGACCGCGTCTCCGTACCGCCTCATCAGCCGCGACCGCCTCGACAAGGCGATCGAGGACGCCCGCGCTGCCGGGACGATCACCGGCGACGTGGAGGTGGAGATCTCCTACTTCGACGTCGACACGCTGCCGCACAGCCGCGAGTGGGCGAACAACGTCTACTTCGAGGGCGTCGGCCGCGAGGAGGACACCGGCACCACGCCGGGCCTGGTCGCGGAGATGTTCTTCGCGCCCGGCGCGATCTCCAAGCTGGCGCAGCAGAACCCGCTGAACATGGCGACCAAGGGCGGCGCCGGCTACCGGGCCACCCCGGTCACCGAGCTCAGCGAGGCGCTGGCCACCGAGGGCTACCACTCCGTCGCCGCCGTGCTGCGCAGCAAGGCCGACACCATGATGCGCAAGGCGTACGACGTCGGCACGCCGGTGGCCGGTGACGCGAACAGCCTCTACAAGCTGATGACGCAGCGGCACGTCGTCGTCGGTGAGAACGCCGCCGGTGAGAAGGAGGTGTGGTGGGCAGGCAAGGCCATCGAGTGGCAGAGCCTCAACGCCGGCCAGCCGATCACCGCGCCGGACTTCCCGCTGACCGGCGCGCGCCTGGTGCCGCTGACCGACGGCCAGGCGCAGACGCTGCTGGGCGAGCCGGGCAACAAGGGCCTGCCGGGTGTGTCCACGCAGCCGCGGCTCAACCTCGGCGACCTCGACATCTTCCCCGAGCTCACCGCCGACTACCTGGCCGAGCGCGGGCTGACCCGCCTCGGTGAGGAGGCCACGATGCGGCAGTCCGGGTTCGCCGGGCGCCTGCCGCTCATGAACATCTCCTGGTCCGGCGACAAGGACACCGGGCTCAACACCCGCTACGAGGCCGCGATCGAGGTCTTCAAGGGCCAGCAGCTCGAGACCTACAACCGCCGCATGGAGGCCAAGGGCCTCAACGTCTCCAACATCAACGACGTGAACGCCCGCAAGCTGCACGCCATGCTCGGCGTCGAGGGGCTCACCTCGATGTTCGCCAAGCTGGGCGTGCCGATGACGGAGCTGCGCGACACCCGTGGCTTGGCGATCTCCGACCACCTGACGGCCAAGCTGCTCGAGCTCACCGCGACGAAGCCGTCGGCCATCGTGTGGCAGCACGTCCACGGCGCCTCCTCCGACCCGGCGCGCGGCGTGCTGAGCGAGGTCACGCTGAAGGCGACCAACGGGTTCGAGGGCGCGCCGGCCGCGACGTGGCCGACGTACGAGGACATCGTCGTGCTCGACCTGGACTCCTTCGTCGGCAACGAGCGGCGCAACTACGTGCTCGCCTACGACCTGGCGCTCGAGGCGCTGCGGGCCTACACCCGCCGCGGCGTCACCGTGGTGCTCGGCGGCGACCAGAAGCTGCGCTCCGACCTGGCCGAGCACCTGGCCCAGGGCGGCGAGGGCTACGCCCGGATGGCGGAGTCGCCGCACTTCTTCGCGCCGGCCAACCCTGACACGTACGGCAACCTGTCGGAGCTGGCGCTGGAGTCCACGCTGACCAGCACCAAGGTCTTCTCCGGCACGTCGCTGATCCTCACCCACAACTCGGACCGCTACTCCTCCTACGGCAGCAGCGAGAACGCCACCTTCTGGGACCTGCGTCCCGGGCAGCCGGTGTGGCGGGGCGAGAGCGTCACGCTGATCCCGACCCAGCTCGGCACGATGTTCGGCCGCCCGGTCAAGGGCCTCGGCCCCAACGACCAGGAGGCGGGCGTCCGCGCCCAGCTCGTCGAGATGCTCAAGAGCCCCGAGGGCCGCGCGCACATCGTCGGCCTCGGCGGTGACCCGGTCGACGTGCCGGTCTACCGCAACGTCAACGGGGTCGAGGAGTTCGGCATCCGCTCCATCGAGGACGCGATGGACCACCTGCTCGCCGTGCTCGAGTCGGGGAAGTTCCCGCTCGGGCGCGAGACCATCGGCGACGAGCTCATGCTCGGCGACCTGGTCCCGACCGTGGCCAGCGACGGCTCCATCCTGCTGACCCGCGTCGGCTTCCAGCTCCCGGCCGAGCACGAGATCCGCGAGCAGCTGGCCAAGCCGGTGAACCCGGCCGACCCGGCGAAGAACCCCGGCAAGATCGCGGTGGCCAAGGCCGAGCTGCAGGAGGCGTGGACCACGAAGCCTCCGGCGCAGATCGAGTCCATCGACCCCGACCCGCTGGCCGGTCTCTCCGTCCGCGTGCGCTACGACCTGTCGCGCTACGGCAAGGGCGTCACCGAGGGCGACGGCTGGAAGACCGTGCGCTCCCCGATGCCCAACGACCTGGCCGGCCCGCTCGAGGACATGGGCGTCAACGGGCTGCGGGTGAACTCCTTCTCCAGCCAGAAGAGCCCGGAGTCGAAGCAGGCCATCGGTGGGAAGATCGACAACTTCGGCTGGGCCTTCGCCCTGTCCGGCATCGACTTCCGCCGCGACCTGGTCGAGTTCGTCACCGGCCGCACCGACGCCACCACGTTCGAGCAGGACTGGAACAACGTCCGCACCTTCCTCGACCGGTGGGCCAGCATCGACCACGGCTACGAGGCGTCGACGATCTCGAGCTGGCTGAGCGAGGGCAGCTTCGCCGCCATCATCGGCCCGCAGATCAACGCCCTGGCCGAGGAGGTCGGGCTCGGTGCGATCGGCGTCTTCAACGAGGACAGCCGCTTCAACAAGCCGACGCCGAACCAGCGGCTCGGGCAGATCCTGCTGGCCTCCCTGATGTCGCCGCGGCTCGGCGTCGACAACGTCATCGGCACGCAGGGCCTGCTGCACCTCGACCGGCTCGACGCCGGCGGCCAGGTGCAGCTGCTGCCCGACATCGTGACCCGCGCGCTCAACGACTTCGACCACCCGCAGCTGCGCGAGATGCTGTTCGACCGGGTCAACGCCGCGCTGCCGCGTCGCCCCGACGGCAGCCGCCCGTACATCCTGGCGCCGAACTGGGACTTCCTCATCGAGATGCAGCACCCGCAGACCGGTGAGTCGGAGTACGTGCCCGGCTCGCTGCAGGTCTCGCTGGAGTACCCGGCCGACGAGAACCCGGTGAACTACGCGCAGGCCGGTGCCCGGTCGATGCGCCAGGGCGCGAGCCAGCACGTCGCCTTCGTCGGCTACGAGACGCTCGGCATGCGCACGGCCGTCGAGCGGGCCTCCCGCATCGAGCAGCAGCTGTTCTCCACCGAGGGGCTCGAGGACTTCGAGGAGGACGGCGGCTTCTGGCGGATGCTCCGCAACGTGCCGACCGCCAAGGACAACCCGGCCTACAGCCCGTGGGCGGTGCCGACGCGGCTGCAGCGCCTGGAGTTCCAGGAGGCGGCGGCCAAGAAGGACTCCTACCTCAAGCCGGTCGACAAGAGCGAGTGGACTGCGCAGAAGCACCAGGCGGCCACCAAGCTGCAGGACGCGATCCTCACCGAGCTGTTCGGCGACCTGGCCAACGACTACCGCGTCGAGGTCGACTACCTGGTGCGGCAGTTCGCCGGGCTGCCGGACCACCGGGAGAACCAGCCGGAGTACGTCGGCAAGGTCTCCCCGGACGTCTACATCCAGGTGGCGTCGCTGATCCTCGACAACGTCCGGGAGCACATGATCCCGACGTACGGCGGTGTCGTGCCGGTCCCGGACCACGCGCTGATGGCCGCGGTCTTCGAGGCGAACCTCGGACGCAAGGACGCCTGGGCCCCGCGCACCAACACCGGCCGCAAGATGAACCTGGCCAAGAACTGGAGCGAGTGGGTGCCCACCGTGTTCCAGCACGTGATGCGCTCGGAGGAGCTCTTCGACGCCACGTTCATGCAGGACACGAACGGCTTCATGCACACGTGGCAGTCGGCCAACGCCGACGCCGGCGTGACGCACGTGTCGCTCGACCAGCTGCGCGCGCAGAAGCTGTTCGACATCGAGACGAACCGCTTCCTCGCCAACCTCGACCCGAGCGAGGAGGCCCGCCTCACGCAGCCGGTGATCTTCGAGACGATGCGCGCGACGCTCGACCAGCTCGTCGGTGACGAGGAGTCGTTCAGCCGGGAGGCCGCGCGCACCACGCCGGACTCCGAGCTGGCCAAGCGGCTCGAGCGCCACGCGCAGTGGCGTGCCGGCAAGAAGATGCCGAAGCAGGAGAAGCAGACGCTGCACTCCCTGCGCGACGAGGGCACCTTCTACCTCCACTCGATGCGCGACACCCACAACCTGATGCACAACGTGGTCAACCTGTCGGTGGGCATGCGGCTGCTGAACCCGGCGCTGTGGACCTCGGCGATCGTCGAGGTGTACCTGCGCAACAAGTACGAGTCGCTCACCAACCTGGCCACCGGCACGAGCACCTCGGTCGTCGGCCGGGCGATGTCGAAGGCGCAGGAGAAGGCCGGGCTGGTGCCGGTCTACTCCGTCGACCAGCTGAAGAAGCTCGACCAGCTGGCCGAGTCCATGGGCTCGGACGACAAGTTCCTGGCCGTGGTCTACGACGAGATGACGTACAAGAACCTCGTCGAGGCCGGACGCGGTCGTGTCGGCCGCGGCCTCGAGTCGTTCGCCGCGTTCTCCGCGCGCGCCACCTCCGACCCGCGCTTCGGCATGCGGGCCAAGCAGGAGGCGATGCGCTACCTCGAGGCGGCGTTCGAGTACATGCGCGTCACCGACAACGTCGTCCCGTTCGACGTGGCCGTGCGGGAGATGAACCTCGACAGCCTGTGGCTGGAGAAGAACTTCCGCACCGACCGGTTCAGCCCGCACCGTGCAGGCCTCAACCGCCTGGCGCAGACGCGCTCCATCAAGGCGTCGGTGCCGAGCAAGCTCATCATGGGCGGCATCGAGAAGATGGCGGCCAGCGACCGGACCGGCGTGAACCTCGCCGGCCACCTGCTGAAGATCCCGCTGCTGTTCACCCGGTTCAACTCCAACGCCCTGGTCACCATGATGGGCCTCGGCGGGCTGGACCAGATGACGGCGATGTTCCTCGACCAGCGCCAGGGCCTGTTCAAGTCGATGCTGCGGGACGAGGCACGGGCCGAGGACCGCTACGACATGACCGACATCATCGAGGGCGCGGACCTGTTCCGCCCCTTCGTGAAGGGCGCGCTCACGCACACCGGGCTGCTGGCCTTCGGGATGATGGCCGGCGGGCTGGGCCTGTCGGGCGAGGACGAGGAGACGAAGCGGCGCCGCCGCCTCGCCACCTACCTCGGCACGCCCTACTACTACGACCCGCGTGCGGTGCAGAACGACTTCCGCTACGCCGACGCGATCTTCACCGACGGGCTGCCGGGCGTCTTCGAGTCGCTGCTGCGTGTCGGCGACGAGGAGATCACCGACCAGGACATGAAGCACGCGATCCAGCCGCACTGGATCTTCCGCCAGTTCCTCTCCCCGATCGCGGGAGTCGAGCGGTTCCTGTCCACCGGCGACGTGCGGCAGATCGGCTGGGGCTTCTCCGACGCCTTCGCCGTCATGCCGAACTCGATCAAGCGGGTGTGGGACGAGGCCAACGTGACGGCCGAGGCGCTGAAGCAGTCGGCCCGCGAGGTCGACGGCAAGGCGGTCAACGACGTCGAGGGCCAGGCGCTGGAGCAGAAGCTCATCATCTCCATCGCCGGTGTCTACGAGCGGGCGCTGCTGGAGAACTCCTTCGTCAACGCGGTCCGCAACGGCTTCGACGACTACGACCGCAACGCCTGGGAGATCCCGGCGATGGAGAACGGTGTCATCGAGCGCGACCCGCTGACCGGTGCTCCGGTGCCGACGCAGGCGCTCGAGCAGACCATCGACCCGCGCACCGGCGAAGCGACGACGTCGTACGCCGAGCGGTCCCCGGTCGACGCCTACCTCCACCAGTACGCCGAGAACAGCCTGACCGCGGCCGTGCTGCTGTCGCTGTTCACCGGCCAGGTCGGCATGGACTCGACCTACTTCCGGCAGAACATGGTCCCGTCGCAGAAGACGCTGACCATGCCGGAGAAGGGTCAGGCGTACGACGAGGCGGTCCTGCTGGCGGCGCTGCGCGGGAAGATTGCCTCGCAGGGCGCGACCGAGTCCTTCGCCAACCTCAGCCAGTACGAGGCCGAGCAGATGGTGTGGGCGAACAAGCCGGACGGCGCGTTCTGGTCGGCCGAGGACGTGGCCGCCAAGGCGCGCGCCCTGGTCGACAACCGGCAGGTCGCGGGCCTCACGCTGCTCGACGAGGCCGGGCGCGAGGTGCTGAGCAAGGACGGCGCGCGCGGCGTGCTGCAGTCGCTGGCCAAGGGCATGGTGCAGCTGGGCGACCCGAGCCTGGCCGGCATCCACATCACCGTGCCGATGCGCCAGCAGATCCAGGACGAGTGGACCGACGAGCTCGTCAACGAGGGCCTGGCGATGGGGCTGACCGAGCGGGTGGCACAGATCCGTGCCCGCCGCATCTGGTACGGCAACACCTTCGAGGACCCGAACGCCAAGGGCCTGCGCGACCTGGTCTGGTCCGACGAGATCCCGTGGACCGGCAAGGTCACCTACAACCAGCTCAACACGACGTTCGTGATGGGCCCGGACGGTCGGCCGTGGGCCACGCCGTTCGAGCGGCAGAACCTGCTGCAGGCGCTCGGCATCCCGCTCCCCAGCACGCCGATGCGCAACGGCGAAGGCATCAGCCGCGACGGCCGCGGCAACGCGGTCGACGACGTGTACGGGATCAACACCGGACTCATGGGCCTCCAGCGTGTCGAGGACCAGGGGAAGCTCACCGCACCCAAGGATGAGCCCAAGGCTTTCTCCGAGCCCCGGACCAAGAGCGACGAGGACGGTGGCAGTGGCAGCGGGTGGGTCGACTTCGGCAACGGCAGCGGCTGGAAGAACTACAAGAAGCGCGGCTACACCCCCTACAAGCGGCGCTCCTACTCTTCGGGCGGCTCGACGGGCTACCCGAACTTCACCCGGATGTACGGGCTGCCGAGCGTGAAGACGCCGTACGCCAACGACATCCCGTTCATCAACACGAGCAACCCGATCCTGCGCCGGGCCAATGTACGCAGGGAGAGAGTCTGGTCTGAGCGAGGAAGGCTGAACCAGTGGCAGTGATCGAGGGCGGGCACGAGCCCGTGAAGGAGTTCGCCGACTGGTACACCGGGTACTCCCCGGACGGTGGCCGGGACGGGTGCATGGAGTTCAAGGGCCTCGGCCCCTGGGCGGGCAAGCTCGAGGGGAAGTTCAACCGTGCGAAGCGCGAGATGGACGCTCGGGTCCACAACTACAACAAGCTCGAGAAGCTCGCCGACGGCGAGGTGCTCACCGAGAAGCCGGACCTGCCCAACGTCTCCTCCGGCGAGACCGCGGGGCTGATCCGTCGTACGGCGCGCAACCTGGTGCAGAACACCCCGAACGTCGAGATCATCTCGAAGTTCGACGACGACTCCGTCGAGGGGATCTTCGCCCGGCACATCCTGCTGTCGAAGATCGTCGGCTCCGACCAGTACAGCAACGACATGCAGCAGAACCTCTTCGCTTCGACGAAGAGCTCGCTGACGCTGGGCTACGACGCCGTCGTGCCGGTGCTCATGCAGGACGCCGGCGGCTCCTGGTACATCAAGTACGACGCGATCCACTACCGCGACGTGTTCCCCGAGCCGGGCGTGAAGGACGTGCGCGACGCGAGCTACGTGTTCGTCCGCCGCTACCTCACGCAGGGCGAGGTGTGGGCGCTGATCCGCGACGAGCACACCGTCGGCTGGGACAAGCAGGCGCTGCGCGAGCTGCTCAAGACGAACCCGTCATCCCGCGAGAGCCAGTCGGTGGACCACCAGACTGCGAAGCACCGGCAGTCCCCGGACGGTTACGAGATCATCACGTGGTACTCGTCGGGCGGTGACCACTTCCTCACGTTCCACGCGCAGACCAAGATGCTCCTGCGCATCGAGAAGAACAAGCACCCCCTCAAGAAGCACCCGGTCTTCTTCCTCGTGCTCGAGAAGGACGCGCAGCAGCCGCTCGGCAAGTCGCAGGTAGAACTGCTCATCGGCCGCCAGGACTTCCAGGACCTGATGCTGAACGGCGCCATGAAGCTCTGGTACCGCAACATCAACCCGAGCATCATCGGCTACGGCGCAGCCAACGCCGTCCCCAACCTCAGCCCCGGGAAGTACACCCAGATCAGCAACCCGAACGCCAAGATCGAGGCGTTCGAGGTGAACACGCAGACGCTCCTTCAGTACGGCGCGATCAGCCAGCAGAACATGGGCTCGATGGTGAACCTGTTGGGGACGGCCGACCAGGCGATGGCAGCCGGCGCGGGCAACGGCATGAGCGCGACGCCACAGGGCGTGGAAGCTCAGACCGCGATGGTCGACATCACGACCAACAACTACCAGAAGGCGATCGAGGGCTTCTTCAGTCACTACTGCTCCTACGCGTTGACGATCTACTTCCAGGAACTGCGCTCGGTGAAGTCGGTTACGCCGACCGCTGAAGCTCGTATGAAGTTGCTGAAGGCAGGGCTGGAAGAGGACAAGATCAACTCCGAGGGCAAGCTCGAGATCGACTTCGACGACCTCGCCACGGAGTACTGGGTTCGCTGCGTCCCGGGCTCCCTGACCGAGATGGAGGACGAGAAGCAGCTGCGGGTGCTCAACGAGCTGTTCGTGCCACTGTCGCAGGCCATGCCGGCGCTTGCCAATAGCGGTGACCAGACCATCATCACGCAGGCCGCGAAGGCGATGAGCTACATCATCGCCAAGCAGATCGAGCTCTCCGGTGCCGCTGACGCCATGGCCATCAAGCAGCTGTGGACGGGCGAGAAGACCGAGGAGGAGGTCGACGAGCGCGACGCCAAGATCATGGAGCTCGAGGCCCGCATCGCCAACCCGGACCTCGAGGCCGAGCGCGAGGCTACTGCTGCCGCACTGCTCTCTGTAACCCAGCAGCTGTCCGAACAGCGCGAGGCACTTTCACTGATTATGGACCGTTTAGGTGCGCATCAGGGCCCTTACGCTGGCGAACAGAATAACTCTGGACTCGCCCAGCCACAGGGACCTGCTCCTGTTCCTACTGTTCAGCCTGCCAGCGCCTGACGTTCAGGCACACGACAGCAACAGGAGGAGCGCGACATGGTCGCACCCGTCCGCAAGGACAGCCTGACCGACTACCAGGTCGCTCTGGCCACGTACCTGCGCATCTCGAGCCCGGTGGCCGGCATGTTCACCGGCAACGAGATCAAGCCCAACCCCAACGCCCGGTCGATCCGCGTGCCCGACATCCGGGTCGACGACTACATCGTCGACGCGGACATCGCCCGCATCGGCGCCGACCACTACTCCGGCAGCGAGTTCACCGGCGAGTGGAAGAACGGCATCCCGCCCATCGAGTGGCGCACCTACTCGATGAGCCGGCACCGCTCCTTCGGCTTCACCGTCTTCGACGAGCAGCTGAAGTTCTCGCCGATCAAGAACATCGTCCAGGAGTACACCGGTCGCAAGATGCAGACCACGGTGCTCCGTGACCACGACAAGTACTGCCTGCTCGCCGCGGTCTCCGGTCACATGACCGGCAAGCTCGTCGCCCGCAACGTGGCCTTCGACCCCGTCGGTCCGGCCACCGCCAACGCGCACATGATCGCGTGCACCGGCAACGCGGCCGACTACAAGTGGATCGCCGAGCCGGGCGAGGACTACGACAACGAGATCCAGCCCTCGTTCGCCACGATCAAGGGCATGTACCTCGACGACGCGGACCCGCTCGCCACGCTCGACGCGCTGACGCTGCTGTTCTCGGACAACTGGTTCGACAGCAACTTCGGCAACAACGAGCGCTTCCTGCTCGTCACCTCCGCCCTCGAGCTCGTGTTCATCAACGCGCTCATCGAGAAGGGCGCCGGCACCGAGTCCGCGTTCGACCTGCTCAAGAACGGCGACATCTCGGGCGCCAACGCGGCCGGGTTCCTCGGCACGCTCAAGGGCTCGTGGAAGCTCCACAAGATCCACCCGGAGTTCCTGCCCAAGGTCTACACCGACGTCAACCTGGTCGTCGACCCGGTCGCCACGTCGGCCACCGGCGGCCGCACGCTCCGCCAGGTCATCGCGCTCGCCGCGTACAAGAACGCGATCCAGACCTACGAGCACTTCTCCGAGCGCCGCGAGCAGGACGGCGGCACCCGCTTCAAGGGCAAGGAGTACGTGCAGGACTTCTCCTACGACTGCTGGGTCATCGACCAGCTGTCCGAGGGCGTCGTCCCGCTCTTCCTCCCGGCGGTCCTCGACAACCTCGAGGTCGTGAACACCTCGTTCACCAACGTCGCCGCCAAGGTCGCCGCCGCTCGTGCGCAGACCTCCGTCGCGCCGGTCACCTACCCGATGTCGGGTGCGACCGTCGCCAAGTCCCGCCCCGAGTGGTACACGGCTCCCTACACCGGCACCACCGCGCTCGACGCGGGCCTGCCCGTGCAGGAGTCCGGCGACTACGGGCACGTCAACACCCTCTGAGTCGGAGCGGGAGGAGAGGCCTGAGCTTCTCCTCCCGCCACCACTCACCTTCGTCAGAGAGGAACCACCGTGGACCAGCTCATCGAGCTTCTCCAGCAGATCCAGGACCTGGCCGGCACCGCCATCGAGGCGCTGCAGGGCGCGATGTCCGACGCTGGCGGGGAGGGCGAGGCGCCTGCCGAGGGCGCTCCGGCCGAGGGCGCACCGCCCGAGGGTCCGCCCGCCTGATCGCAGCACACCCTGCTTGAAGGGCCCGAGCAGGAGCTACTCCTGTCTCGGGCCCTTCGTCGTCTGAAAGGACACCTCGCATGGACGCTGTCGCCGACATCATCGGAGCCGTCGACACACCGCTCGGACTGCTGGCTCTGGTCATCATCGGCTTCTTCGCCCTGGCGTGGAAGTTCGGCAACTCGCTCATCACCTTGCTCAAGGAGATCCGGGTCGAGCAGTCCTCGGCCAAGGCGCTCGTCGTGGAAGCCGACAAGAAGATGGAGCACGTCCAGCAGGCGATCATCACCAACCACGGGTCGAAGAACATCGGCGACGCCATCGACCGGCTGACCGGCTGGTTCATGGACTCCGAGACCGAGCGCGCCGAGAACACGCAGCTGCTGCAGCTGGTCGCCACTCGACTCGACGACCACCTGGCCGAGTCCGCCAAGGTGTGGGCCGACGTCCGCGAGATGAGGAGCCAGACCAGTGCTCACCACTGACCCGTTCCGGGAGACACCGCTCGTCCTCAAGCGGTGGCGCCCGCTCGCGCTGCAGCTGGAGATCCGGCACCGCGACGACACGCTCTTCGACCTGACCGGCTGCACCCTGCGCCTGGTCATCTCCGAGCTGGAGCGCAACGGCGGCGCGGTCAAGGTCACCTCGATCGCCACGATCATTGACGACCCGAAGCACGGGCTCTCGCGCTTCGACATCCAGGGCGACGAGATCACCTGGGAGCCCGGCCCGTACGACCTGGCCATCACGCTGGTCAGCGCGGAGGGCTTCGAGACCTCGATCATCGAGGGCCCCGTCGAGCTGACGTGGAACCCCGACCCTGCGGTGCCGGCCGACTACACGGCCGTCTCCCCGCCGCTCGGCCTCACCGCGAAGCTGCTCAAGCAGAACCGCGTGGTCGTGAAGATCAGCCACGTACCCGGCCCGCGCGGCTTCAAGGGCGAGATCGGCAACACCGGACCGATGGGCCCGGTGGCGATGGAGGTCGTGCACCACGGCAACGACCCGGGCGTGGCACGGCCGGACTCGCCGCTCGTCTACTGGATCGGCACCGCCTACCCGCTCAACGCGCTGCCGTACGACATCAGGAGTGAATCATGAGCCTTCGCCTCTTCAACGGGTTCGAGACCCCGCGACTGAACTTCTTCCCGGGATCGGCGTGCACGTACGCGCCGGGCCGCACCGGCATGTGCATCAACATGCCGCAGGGCGCCAACAACTCGGTCGGCTTCCCGATGAGCAACCTGGGCGCGTTCATCATCGGCTTCGCGTGGCGACGGATGCCCTACACCAACAGCTCGGCGGCCGGGCAGTCGATCGTGTCGTTCACCGACAACACCGACTACACGTTCGGCCTCGGCCACGACTACGCCACTGGCGTGGTGTCGGTGTCGCGCACGGCGGGCCTCTCGTCCGTGATCCCGCTGGGGGCCTGCTCCGTGCCGCTGCCCATCGGCATCTGGGCCTACATCGAGATCAAGGTCGTGATGGCCGACGTCGACGGGCTCATCGAGATCCGCTTCGACGGCAACGAGGTGTTCCGCTACGTCGGCGACACCACGCGCTGGTCGTCCACGATCTCCTCGATCACGTGGAAGGGCGAGACCTGGAACGCCGCCCAGCTCGACGACTTCTACTACCTCGACATGGTCGACGCCACCGCGACGCAGGGGCGTCCGTTCAACGACTACCTCGGGCCCATCCGCATCGAGGCGCTGCGCCCGATCGGCACCGGCGACTCGTCCGGGTGGACCGGCTCCGACGGTGACCAGGTCGACAACTACCAGCTCGTCGACGACCCGGACCAGCCGAGCACGGCCGACTACGTCCAGGCGCTCGAGTCCGGTCAGCGGGACCTGTACCACTACGCCGACCCGTCCTTCCTCGGCAAGGTGCTGGCCATCGACGTGCTGTCGCACTGCTCGGCACCGGACGGCGGCTCGCCCAAGATCAAGTCCGTGGTGAAGGGCGGCGACGGCACGATCGCTGTCGGCGCCGGGACCGTGCCGGCCGTCGAGTGGGCCACGCGCACCGACACCATCCACACGCTCGACCCGAGCGGCGAGGTGTGGACGACCGGCAAGGTGGCCGCCGCCCAGTTCGGGATCGAGATGGAGAGCATCTAGTGGGCGCCGTGGAGTACTTCTCCGCGGTCACGACGGACACTCCGTGGGGCTTCTGGGAAGGGAACGAGAGCTCCGGCTCGACGCTGAACGACACGTCGGGCAACGCCAAGCACATGGCGATCACGGCGCCGCTGCCGCTCTTCGGAGCAGTGGGGCCGTTCACCGGGACCGGCATGCCCGCGGTGGAGTGGCCGCAGGGCGGCGCCTCGCTGGCGCGCACCCACGTGACGACCGGACTGTTCACCTCGGCAACCTGCACCATCGAGACCTGGGTGTTCGTGCCGGCGTCGGCCACGATGGGTCGGACCGCGCTCGTCTCGACGATGAGCGAGTCCACCTCGAGCGCGGTCTGCAACATGATGCTCGGGTTCGAGACTGACGGCAGCATCATCCTGCAGAACAACGCCGCGCAGATCGCGGGCCCGATCCTGGCCCGTGGAGTCTGGTACCACGTCGTCGGCTCGGTCGGCGCGGCCGGGCTGAAGCTGCGCGTCGACAAGGTCACGGTGGCGCTGGACGCCGCACGGACCAGCACCGGTACCACCGGCTACTCGGTCTTCATCCGGCGCGAGAAGAACTCGACCGGCACCGGGGCGGACTACCGCGCCGGCACCCAGGTGCGCCTGGGCCCGACGTCGATCTACGCCTCGCAGCTGTCGGACGCCCGCACCGACGCGCACTACGACGCCGCCCGGGAAGGGTTCGTGGAGCGGGTCCAGGCTGCGGCCACCCGCACCGAGGTGATGGCGGAAGGTCAGCGACTCCACGCCGCGTCGACCCGGCTCGGCGTGCTGCTGCTGGAGTACGTGCCGATCCACGTCGCCGCCAACCGCGTGTCGGCCGTCGTCGACGGCAGCCCGTGGATCCAGGTCGCGGAGACACACGTCGAAGTCCTGGTCCAGGAGCGGGTGCCGTGGAAGACGGTGCGCGACATCCCGGTGAAGGACAAGCGCGAGCACCACTGGGAGCAGGGCTGGTACCACTGGAGCGATTCCGATGGCGTGTAGGCGCGACGGCAAGTCGCCCAAGAATCTGGCCTGCACTACGGGAGGATCCGCAGCATGACCATGACGTACGCCGGGAAGCCCGCCTGCGAGTGCCAGGTGCAGTGGCTCACCGCCTTCGAGCAGGAGCTCGCCGACCTCGGCATGCCGAAGCTGACGATCGCGCAGCTGATCGGCAACGCGCCGGCCAGCGCAGGCCGTCACCTCGGCGGCGGCAACATCGACTGGTGGACCACCGACATCGCCACCGCGCGGCTCGCGCGCGAGAACGGCGCTCTGGCGATGATCCGCGACGGCAGCCGCGACTCCTTCGACAACAACAAGCACAGCCACGTCTACCTCCCCGGCTGCCCGCACATGAGCGACGGGGCGAAGCGGGACATGGCCGAGGTGCTCGCCGGTGGCGACGGCCTCGTCGGCAGCGTGCCGGACGACCCGCGCCTGGCCGGAGCCTGGACGCAGGGCGACACCTGGCGCAAGGGGGTGAACCGCATGAAGCGGCGGCAGCGCAAGCGCAAGGCGCTGATCTCCGTCGGCACGTGGAACACCCTCGACGGCAAGGCCGACGAGTCGAGCTTCGGCAAGGACGTCATCCTCTTCACCGAGGCGATCCCGGCCGAGGTCCGCCGCGAGCTCGGCAAGACCCACATGATCTACGTCTGCCACGACCAGAAGGACCTGGTCGTCGCGGTGGCCCGCCGGCTGCAGCCGCGGCTGCGGAAGCAGGAGTACCGCAAGGCCCACGGCGGCATCGTCCTGGTCACGCCGAAGCGCGGCACGTGGAAGCTCGAGCTCGAGCTGCTCGCCCTCGACAAGCTGCTCGACGTCATCATCGACCACCGGATCAACGCGGCGTTCCCGCCGTTCATCCGGGGCGAGCGCATCGTCCGGTCGCGCTTCTGGAAGAAGCACACCGGCATCACGAAGACCATGATCCGGGAGTCCAAGGCGAGTGCGGCGAACGACGAGCGAGCCATCCTCTACGGCGGTGACCCGAACACCCCGACGAACGTCACGGCTGTGGGGCGCGTACTGCCTCACGAGGAAGGCCGCGGCAAGGATCGTCTGGCTTCCAACCGGAAGATCCAGGACTTCGAGGTCGGACCCAAGTCCGGCTCCGACCACCACAACATCAGCGGCTACATCCAACTCTGAAAGGTCCCACCATGCCTGACGTCATCAGCGGCAACCTCGTCCGAGAGATCGAGGCCAAGAAGGGCGAGGTCGCCGACGTCCTCGCCGAGGAGCTCGCGCCGCTGCTCGCACCCCTGCTCCCCGACGCCAACGACCCGACGTCGACGACCGCCGCCCTGGCCGCCGTCGGCAACGCGATCAACACCGCCGGGAAGTACGCCGGGAAGCAGATCTTCAACACGACCACCAACAAGCTCGTCGTCGCCACCGGAGCATCGGCCGGCGCGACGTGGGTCAACGCCGGCACCGGCGTCGTCGAGCACACCCCGGTCTGATCGCCATGCTCCACGACAAGATCATCGCCGCGATCCGCACCGGCTGTGCCGCGCTCGGCGCGTACGTCTTCACCTGGGTGGTCAGCACGCTGGCCGGCTGGGGCCTCGAGGTCACCGTCGACCCCGAGCTGCAGACGCTGCTCGTCGGCCTGGCGTTCGCCCTGCTCGTCGCGGGCTACAACCTGCTCGTCGCCTGGCTCACCGAGAACGTGTGGGACGGCTTCGGCTGGCTGCTCGGCGTCAACAAGCCACCGTCGTACGTCGACGCCGACCTGCGGTCCGAGCCCGAGGGTGTCGCCGTCGACGAGTCCGCACTGCCCAACGTGACCGGCGGCGAGCACTACAGCAGCTACCTCAACAAGGTCGCTGACGGCAACCCGCACGACTAGGAGACACCATGCCCATCGCCAAGGACGACGGCGCCCGCACCGCCTCGAACACCGCCACCACGGTCGACCGCGACATCATCGCGGCGGCTGCTGGCGCGCGCGGCGGCGGCGTCCTCGGCACCAGCCCCGACCCGGTGCGCGAGCTCATCGCCGCCGCGGTCGGGGCTGAGGACACCCCCAACTTCAACCCGACCGCCATCATCAGCGCGGGCCGCGTGCGCGAGGCTGCGCCGATCGTCGGCCCGGTCGAGGCGTCGAAGGCCGATGCGTTCAAGTCGCTGCTCTCGTTCACCCCGCGTCGGCCCGAGCCGGAGGAGAAGCCGGCCCGGAAGATCGAGCCGCAGGGCGACCACCTGCGCGGGCCCGACCACCCCAGCAACCGCAGCGACCACAAGAACCCGGTCGTGCGCTCGCCGTACGGTCCGAAGCGCGACGAGCTCCTCGAGCGCGCGAAGAGCGATCGCAAGGCTGCGCTGGTCGACAAGGTCACCAGCCCGCCGAGCATCGACAAGGGCGTCGTCGACGAGCTGGCGATGAAGGCGGGCGCACTCACCACGGTCGAGGGCGTCAGCGACTACGAGGCCGACATGCCGACGCAGGCCGATGAGTACGCCGACGCGCTCGACGCGGCCAGGGCCGAGGCGCGTGCTCAGGGGATGACCGGCACGGCCGTCGACGTGTACGCCGGGATCCGCGCGCCTCGGCTGATGGAGGACCAGGAGGCCACGGAGCAGGGCGACGTCGCCACGGCGATGTTCAAGTCCGGCATCCGCGCCACCCGCCGCGGCGTGAACTCCGGCAGCTCGTTCGAGAAGCAGCGGGCGATGACGGCCGCCGAGTTCGCCGCGCTGTCGCCGCGCCAGAAGGCAGCCGTCGAGCTTACCTCGCTGCTGGCCGCCGCCTCGGAGCGCGACCGGGCGATCCCGCGCGCGAACCGTGACGTCACCGACGACTACCGCGCGTCGGTCGAGAAGCTGTTCACCGGCGAAGGGGTCGAGGCGTCGCGGAAGAACTACGCGCCCAACACCGTCGCCGTGCTCGAGGACATCGGCTGGAAGGGCGTGGCCACCGACCTCAACGACGTGCTGTCCGGGAAGCTCGGCTTCACCCGCCAGGACCTGGTCGACCTGGAGCGCCCGGAGAACAAGAGCGGCACGGACGCGCGCGCCAACACCGCGGCGAAGATGCGCGATGACCTTCAGTCGTCGCTGGTGAAGGCATTCGCTGCATCGCGCAAGGAGGCGGTGCCGGGGCAGAACCTGCTCGGGGCGAAGCGCGAGCTCCTCGACTACGACGAGATCCCCGGCTTCGCCACCGGCAAGAGCCGCGAGGTGGCGCCGGGCGTCGACCTCAACACCTACATGCGCAAGGCGTTCGACATCCTCGCCGACTCCAACAGCCAGTACGAGCCGCAGCAGGTGCTCGACCAGGCGAAGGTGACGCTGAGCGAGGAGGAGTTCCAGTCGTTCCTGAACTTCGTCGACATCAACAGCCGCGAGTCCAAGAACTACCGGCAGCCCCTCGGCGAGACTGAGGGCCAGACCTACTTCGACCCGGTCGAGTTCCGGCAGTCGATCGCCAAGGAACTGAGAGAGGAGCGCGGCCGTGCCCGTAGCAGGTGATGGATCAGCAGGCCGGGGTGGCAAGAAGGGCGGGCGTGGCCCGGTCCTGACGGTGCCCGTCGCCACGCCGGCCACCAGTGGCAGCTCGAGCTCGAGCACGTCCTCGGCCGTGCCCGTGAAGAGCGGCGGCACGAAGCCACTCGGCGCGCCCAAGTCCGGGTCGACGTCGGGCTCGAAGTCTGGCTCGACCTCGAAGACCAAGGACCCGTACGCGCAGTCGCGTGCCGACCAGCGCAAGCGGGACATGTCGACCCGCGACCGCTACATCGGTGACGCCGAGCAGATGCAGGGCCAGATCCGGGCGCTGCGGCACACGCTCGGGAAGAAGGGCGACTTCAAGGACGCCCTGAAGAAGCGGCTCGACAACATCAACACCGTGCTCGGCGACCAGCTGGCCGACCTCGACAAGGCAGCAGCCGCGCGCGCCGGCAGCCTCGACAAGGACGCGCAGAACAACGACATCGCGGCCTCCGACGCGACGATCGAGACCGACGCCAACCGGATCCGCGAGCGGACGATGGCGCTGTCGGAGCTCGCGGCCCAGGGCGGTGGCGAGTCCGACGGGCTGCGCGCGCAGCTGATGAGCCTGCGCAGCGGCGCGGCGAACCAGTCCGAGGTGAACCGCTCGTTCTCCGACAGCGAGCGGTCCATCAACGCGAGCCGTCTCGACCTGGCGCTGGACACCCACAACGCGCGGGTCAACATGATGACCGAGGCCAACGCCGACAAGGAGCAGCTCTGGGGCGACTACTACGCCCAGACCTCCGAGGCCCAGACGCAGCTCGGCAACGCGCTCGGCCAGCAGGCGGAGTACTACGGCCTGGCGCTCGAGGCCCAGCAGAACGCCGGTGGCGGCGGCAAGGGCAAGGGCAAGGGCAAGGGCGGCGACAAGGGCAAGGGCGGCGGCAAGCCGGCGGGCGGCAAGGGCGGCGGCGAGTTCAGCGTCGGTGGCCCCGACGGCGGCCGTCCCCACGGCGGCGACGGCCCGCGCGGTGGCCCGCAGTTCAGCGGCCCGCTCGGCAGGGTCCGTGCCGGGAGCGGCGCGGTCGAGCCGACCGGCACCCTCGGCGGCCCGCGCGGCAACAACGGCCCGCGCTACGTCATGGGCGACGGCAAGAACAGCGGCCCCCGGCTCAGCAACATCCTCAACGGTGGCCGCGGTGGCGGCAAGAGCGGCGGCCGCAACGGCGGCGGGGCGTTCGGGATCCGGCGCGGGAAGTTCGGCAAGGGCCTGGGCGGCGACGAGGCGTTCGCCTCCGCGCAGTCCGACAAGGCGTTCCTCGCCGCAGCGAAGTCGCAGGGCCGGGTGTGGGACAACCCGGGACTGTCGAAGGAGATGGAGAACTGGACGCCGCCGGAGTTCGCGGCGACGGCCCGGCCGAACAGCCTGCTGCAGAGCGCACGCACTGTCGAGGTCCAGAAGGCGCCCGAGGGCGCGACGCTGAGGAAGTGGTGAGATGAACCCCGAGATCGTGATGACGCTCGAGGACGCGGTGGGCGAGGTGCTCGGGCAGCTGACCGGCACCGAGCTGACCTACCGGCCCGAGCTCGAGCGGTTCCGGGCGGTGACCCGTGCGCTGAACAAGGCGACGCGGCTCAACGCGCTGGAGAAGGAGTGGTCCTTCTACACCGGCGACCACATCGTCGGCACGACGTCGTGCGGCGACCGGATGCTGCACCTGACCGCGCTGGTGCGTCCGCGCCAGATCGGCGACGACGCGGCCCGCCTGGTCAACTGCGACGACCGGACCGTGGCCTGGGCCTACTACCTGCCGCGCGACGCCCTGGCCAAGTACGAGTGGCGTGCCGGCCTGTGGTGCTCGGTGGTCCGCAACCAGCTGCACTTCTCCCGTCCGATCTCCGGCGCCGAGGACGGGCTCGACGTGCACATCAACGGGATGCGGGAGCCGGTGATGATCCGGCTGCCGGAGCAGCCGACCGACCCGGGCCAGCCGCTGGTCGAGGTGCCGCAGGAGATCCTCGACCAGGAGATCGACTTCGCCTACCCCGACGTCATCACCATGCGTGCGGCGTTCCTGCTGGCGCAGTCCGACCCGGTGCTGCAGCCGCGGGTGATGACGCTCGAGGCGCAGTACAAGGACCTCATGTACCAGTGCATCGAGCGCGACGACCGCAACACCGACAGCCCGTACCTGAACGAGTTCATGGTCCCGGTGCAGGGCACGCTCGTCGCGCGCGGCCCGCACGGCGGCCACCCGCACGCTGACGAGAGGTGGTTCTGATGGCGAAGGCGACACTGCCGGCGCCGATCGACCGGCCGCTGAGCCGCGCGTACCTGCGCAAGTTCACCGGCTGGGCGACCGCGGACCCGCCTGGCGTCTCCGACCCCGGCTCGCTGCGGGTGATGGAGAACGTGCTCATCAACCGCGAGGGCTCGGCACGGGTGCGCCCCGGGCTGCGCCGGCTGACCGACGGCGGGATCACCTCGGCCACGCAGCTGTGCAGCAGCCACGAGCCCTTCTACCTCAACAACGGGAAGAAGGCCTTCCTGCTGGCGGTGCGGGAGACCGTGTCGGGCACGACGCTGGTGACCTTCCGCGTCGGCATCCAGGACGCAGCGACCGGAGCCATCGCGGTCGTCGACCTGCTGCACCCGGAGGCGGCCTTCACCATCCCGGCCGGGATGACGCAGCCTGCGTTCACGGCCGCCACGACGTACGTCCGCTTCCTGCAGATCGACAACAAGGTCCTGGCGCTGTCGAACGCGGGCGAGTCGCTGTTCGTGTTCCACGTCGGCGCGGTCAAGAAGGTCTCGCGCGCGACCGCGATCCCCGACCCGGACTGGGGCTCCTCGCGCGGCTGGATCGACATGCCGCCGCGGGACTGGATCATCGGCCCGCAGGACACGATCCCCGGGCACGCGGTGGACTTCTCCTCCACCAACTCGATCGCCCAGGCGTACGGCGACTCGCACAACGTCTACAACTACGCCTTCACCTACACCTTCTCCAACGAGCTCGGGGAGACGGCGCCGGCGGCGATCGCGCAGTTCAAGGCCCAGCGTGCGTGGGGCAGCCTGCTGTGGCTGACGCCGGACCTGACCACGCTCGGCACGCAGACCTCCACGCCCAGCATCAACCCGACGTCGGTCGGCTCGGAGGCCAGCGACCAGCTGTCCCTGCTGGTGCCCGGCGGCCACTTCTACGCGGGCCGCGACGCTGGCGCGCAGAAGATCAACTTCTACCTGATGTGCTGGTCGGACCAGTCGCCGGTGCCGGTGGAGATGCAGCTGATCGGGTCGCGCGACATCACCCCGACCAGCACGGCGGAGGCGACCGCCTGGTTCATGGTGACGCCTGCGACGCAGGGGCTCGGGCAGACCATCCCGATCCCGACGCTGACCAACCGCGCCAACCTCAACACCACCGCCCCGTCGAAGGCCGGGCAGGGTCTGGTGGCGGCCGACCGGCTGGTGCTGGTCAACGACCCCACCCGCGCGGCGGTGATCCAGTGGACCACCAACGCACCGGGTGAGTACCTCAACTTCGCCTCCACCAAGGGCGGCGGGTACAAGACGCTGACGTCGGGCAACATGCAGGTCCCGGCGTGCGTGAAGCTGTGGCAGAACCCGCAGTCGGCCGACACCCTCACCATCTTGTGCATGGGCACCGACGGCCACTCCTCGGCCTACTACATGGCGCCGGCCAGCGTGAGCTCGCAGTCCGACAACACCCAGATCATGGGCTTCGAGGAGACCACGGCCACGCCCGGGACGGTGTCGCCGTACGGCTGCGAGGTGGCGAACAACGCGCTGTACCACCCGCTCGACGACCAGCTGATGAAGTCGACGGCGTCGAACTACAACATCACCCACAAGTCGATGACCGACGCGATCACTCCCGAGTGGCAGGGGCTGGTCAACAAGAAGAAGATCGTGTCCTGCTTCTTCGACCAGCGGCTGTACTTCCTGGTCCACAACCCCGAGGGCGTGGCGCTGCCGGCGGGCTGCAGCGGCAACGAGGTGTGGGTGCTGGACCTGTCGTCGGAAGGCGGCAGCTGGTCGCGGTGGCTCACGCCCGGCGTCAGCCTGAAGAAGGTGGAGGCGGCCGGGCGGCTCATGCTGGGCCTGATGCACCCGACCGGGATGTACGTCTTCGACGAGAAGCGCGGCACCGACGACTTCATCGAGGGCGGCGCGGCGGGCACACGGCCGATCCCGTGGAAGCTCGAGACGAACACCCAGGGCGCGAACCGCGCGCACGACGCCTGGGCACACCTGCGCCAGGTGAGCCTCACGCTCGGGTCGTTCACCGGCCGGATGCGCTACGGGATCCGCGGGCTGGACATGAACGGCCGCTGGATCGAGGTCGAGAAGGTCTACGCCCAGCACGAGCACGTGCTCGGCGAGGACCTGCCCTTCGACGCCGAGGACCACCTGCACGTGGCTCGAGAGCTGAAGGAGTGGTTCTTCTTCGCCTCCTCGACCGAGACCGACGGCGTGGTCGACGCGAGCTTCGGGCAGCTGAGCCTGGCGCAGTACCGCTACACCCCGGTCAGCGTCAACGTCGGCTACGACTACGGCCAGGTGGAGACCTTCGAGTACGGGAGGGCGGTGGCCGGCGCCGAGTCGCTGACCACCAACGGCGTGCCGCAGCCCTACCTGGACACCCGGAGGCCGTAGTCCCGGATGTAGACACTGTAGACGCCCCCTACTTTTGTAGGGGGTGTCTACATGTCTACGCCCTCAGACGAAAGAATCCACGGTGCACGGTGGGGGAAACAAGAGATTGTTCACCCGGCACGGTGGTGGGACCGAAGATCCTATAGCTGTAGACATGTAGACACCCCAACAACCCTCAAACCAGCGGTGGTGTTCAGGAGTTTCGGGCCCATCAGGGTGTCTACGTGTCTACAACGGCCCTGACCTGCGCAAACACGTAGACACCCTGCAGGTGTCTACACCCCGCATCCTTCGGCGCGTCGTACCCAAGATGTGGCAGCCAAGCCCTACTGTTCACCTGCATCCAGCGCCAAGCCTACCTACGGAGACAGATGAGCCAGGGCGAGAAGAGCCGCCTCTACAAGGCGTTGCAAGGCGCCGGTGTGGAGTTCACGAAGCACTACCGCGACTACAAGACCGACGAGCTGCAGACGAAGTACGACGAGCTCGCGGCCGCCGGCGTCATCATGGAGGAGCGGATCGAGCCGCCCGAGCCCGTCGTCGCGCCGACGGCCGGAGCCCCGGTAGCCGGAGCCGACACCGACCCGGACGCCGCAGCGTTCTTCGGCATCGAGGTCGAGCCGCCGACGCGCGAGGAGTCCATGGCCGCGCACCCCACGGCTCCCGCCGACCCACCGCGCCAGGCCGAGCCCGACCCGGCCGAGTTCGCCGGGCAGCACCTCAACACGAAGGCCGTCGACGAGATCATCCGCGTCGACGACAAGGGCCGTCGCTGGATCCAGAACGAGATCCGCAAGCCCGCCACCCCGCAGCCTCGCGGCCGCCGCGTGCTGCAGTACACCAACACCGGCACCGAGACGCAGAGCGTCACGCTCGAGGACGGGACCGTCGAGTCCTTCGAGGTGGCCGGCCGCGGCACCCGCACCGCCGAGGTGAAGATCACCCTGCCCTCCTACCAGGTCGGCATCTACCGGGACCCGCGGTTCCCGTTCAAGATCTACACCTACGGAGGGGTCAACGGCTTCGACCTCTTCGAGGTGCAGGAGTTCTACGGCGGGCCCGAGCTGGTGCCTGCCGGGATCAAGCGGATGTACGTGAGCAACGTGCTCTGCTACGACGTCCGCACCACCATCCAGGCCATCGAGGCCGAAGCACGCCAGCTCGCGCTGGCCGGAAGGATTCAGCTGTGACCGACCAGACCCCCGAGGCGACCCTCACCGAGCAGGACGAGAAGGACCTCGCCACGCTCCTGGCCGACGCCGGCGAGGTGAAGTACAACCCGGTGCTGCGCATCTGGTCGGAGATCCTCTCCCCGGAGAACCTCACCCACGGCTCGCGCGTGACCATCCCCTGGTCCAACGCGATCCTCAGCAAGTACCACTCGATGACGTTCGCGCTGATGCCGGCGTTCGTCGACCGGTTCCACCAGATCATGACCGACATGGCCGACGCCCTGCGCGCCGAGATCGCCTCCGACCCCGACTGCCTGAAGTGGCACTCGGTCGAGGAGGACGTCGAGGAGAACCGGTCGCACTACATCCAGCTGCTGCACCACTGGCAGAAGACGCTCCTGGTCTGGGAGAACATCTGGGACAGCCAGCACCCCGACGCCGCGGCCCACGTCGCCGCGCTCGGCGAGGCCGGAGGCTTCTTCTTCGGCGAGACCGGGCTGGCCGCGCACCTCTCGCAGATCGGCCTCGAGTTCGACGACGCCGACCAGGCCGACCTCGCGGCCGAGCTCCAGGCGTACGAGGCCCAGCTCCGAGCCGAGGTGAACGGTGAGTGAGCAGCAGGTCGAGCCGGACGCCGCGACTGCCTTCGGCGGGTTCGCTGCGTTTGGCGAGCTCATGGACATCCTGGCGCCGGAGGACGGCGACGCGGCGGCTGGCACGCAGGCTGGAGCGGACGCAGGCGCAGCTGGGGCTGCTGGCCAGGAGGGAGGCGGCGCTGCAGGTGGCGCTGCAGCTGCAGGAGCTGACGCAGGAGGCGCAGCTGGCGCGGGTGCAGGAACTGCTGGCGGACCTGTCGACACCGGCGCAGCCGGCCCCACTCCCGGAGCCCCTGTCGCCGGAGCCGACGGATCTGGTGACGCCGCAGGTGCTGCCGCTGGTACAGCAGGAACTGCTGCTGCCACGGCGGCCGGAGCCGGAGGAGCTGGAGCCGATGCCACCGGCGGAGGATCAGCTCTGGTCCCAGCTGGGTGGACTGTCGAGCACAAGGACGTCACCGCCAAGCTCGGCGAGCTGACCACCGCGCTCGAGGACAAGGTGTTCAACACCTACCTCGAGACGTCGATGGCCGAGGTCCGCGAGGAGCACGCCCAGTACTTCGAGGCGATCGAGCAGCACCCGCGGCTGCTGGTCGGGCGCGAGGTGCCGGCCATCGGCAAGGAGGGCACTGAGGTCATCCGCGACGCAGCCGACGCCCGGGACTGGCAGGACGCGGTCAAGCAGCTCCTGGTCGACGAGGTGAAGGGGCGCGCGTCCACCGCGATGGACGAGAACGCCACCTACCTCAACACCCTGCACGCGAGCGTGAAGCTGTTCCAGGACAACGCTGACCTGGTGCCCGGCACCAAGCAGTTCGACCGGGAGCTCGCCGACCGCTTCGCTACGATGGCCAAGCCCTACGAGCTGCGCACGGACGACGGCAAGCTCAACGGCTACACCATCCCGGTGCAGCCCATCATCGACAGCCTGCGCTCCGCCGTGGCTGCCGAGAGGGCCTCGAAGCCCGCAGCACCGGTGGCCGGTTCCCCCGCCGGCGCCGGTGCTGCGGCCACGAAGCCGCCCGCCGAGCCTCCGCAGGCTGGGATCCAGTCCAAGGCAGGATCGTCGGCGGAGGGCGCCGAGGACTACTCGACCCTCTTCGGCACCCTCGGGCTGCCGAACTTCACCATCTGATTGGAGAGCACGTGTCCTTCCGCGACAACAACTTCACCGACAACATGCGCTCGGTCTCGGAGCAGTACGCCACGGCGGCTGGCATCGAGACCGACGACGAGGGCAAGGCCCCGCACATCGACGTGCCCAACGAGGACCAGGGCGGCGAGCCCGTCGACCTGGCCAACGTGGGCGTGCCGACCGGCGCGGAGTCGCAGGCCACCACCGAGGAGCTCGCTCCCGAGGGTGCGCCCGAGGCCAACCCGACGATCGACGGGGCGACCGACCCGGTGACCGGCGAGACCGTCGCCGAGCCCGGCGAGGTCACCGACCCCGACGCCCTCACCGAGGAGGAGCTCGAGGCGGCCACCGCCCCGGAGGGTGAGACCGAGGAGGAGCAGGCCTGATGGACAGCCGAGAGCTGACCAACATCCTGCTCATCCTCATCCTCATCGCACTGCTCATCCCCGTCGTACGACGCTGACCGAGAGGTAGGGCCGTGGCCCGGTTCCCCGTTCACTACCGGCCACGGCCCTATCAGGCCGAGCTGCACACCATGTGGCGCTCGAAGAGGTACGGCATCGCCGTGCTGCCTCGGCAGTCAGGCAAGGACGTCGCCGCTTCCATGGAGCAGTGCGACGCCCGGCTCCGCACGTCGAAGACCACCGGCGTGTACATCTCGCTGAACAACCCGATGATCCGCGACATCCTGTGGGACAAGACCTACATCGACCCGGTCACCCAGGAGTTCATCAAGGGCCTGCAGGACAACGTGCCCAAGGACAAGGTCGACTGGAAGAACACGGTCATGGAGGGCCGCTTCTTCAACGAGAGCCGGCTCAAGCTGCAGGGCTACTTCCAGTCCGGCTCCGACACCTCCGGTGTGGGTACGTCGTTCCAGGACTACACGATCACCGAGCTCGCGCTGTTCCACCGTGAGGACCCCATCCCCAGACTTATCCCCATCCTGGACAACGAGCACGAGAACAAGCGGCTCATGGTGGTGAGCACCCCACGTGGCAAGCGGAAGAACCCGCTGTGGGCGCTGATGGAGTCCCTGCGTGACAACCCGCAGGCGCAGGTCATCATCCGCACGATCGACGACCTGAACGAGATCATGAGGCGCAACGGCCTGCCGCCGGTGCGTACGCAGGAGCAGCTCGAGCTGACCCGCGAGTCGTACCGTAAGAGGTACGGCAACGACCGGATGTTCGAGCAGGAGTACTACGTCTCCTTCGAGGAGATGGACGCCGCGGCCGTGTACGGCGAGGCCTACATGCAGATGGAGCGCGACGCCCGCATCCACGACTTCAACCTCAACGACGGCCACCCGGTCTACGTGCAGTTCGACATCGGCGCGTCCGGCATGCACTCCGACGCCACGGCGTGGGTCGCCTTCCAGTACATCAACGGGCGCATCTTCATCTACGACTGCGGCGAGGGCCACGGCAAGGCGGTGCCCGAGTACATCGACGTGCTCCGGGAGAAGCACTACTTCAACAAGATCGCCTGGGTGATCCTGCCGTGGGACGCCGAGCACCACGAGAAGGCGGTGAACACCACGCCGGCCGACATGGTCCGGCAGAAGTTTCCCAACACCGCAGTGCTCGCCAAGAGCAACAAGGTCTACAAGCTGCCCGGCGGACGCCAGGGCGACTTCGACCTCATCACCGACATCCAGCAGGCGCGCCTCGAGATGTACAACCTGATCGTCCACAAGACGAA